ATGAATAAAGAAGCCCATAAGAATGGTGATGGCAAAACGCGTATAGAGTTTATACCGTCGTTAGCCTTGATTAGAAATGGAGGTAGAGGAGGACATGATGCCTCTGGTAACTGGAGTAGTCGTGGCAGCTGGGGGGCAGTGGTGGTTATTGGTGGTACCAGTGTTTATGGAGGCGGCGGTGGCGGCGGTTTTGGCGGAAGCGGTAATGATGGTAAGAATGGCAGAGCAGTTAATGGCACTGGTGGACGCGGTGGAAACAGTATTTTGGCGGTGGCGGTGGAAGAGGTGGCCACGATAGTGGAGTGGGTGAAGGCGAGGGGGGAAATAGTATGTGGGTTGGCAAAGGTAGTTATGGTGGTCACGGCGGTGGCGGTAGATATTTCCCTGGTAAAGATGCAACAGCCTCATCAAGCGGCGATGGCGGTGACGGAGCAGTACTTATAAAGGTATATTTATAGGATGGAATAAAGCAATGGCACGGAAAATAAGTGAAGACTGTTTATACTGTTTAAAAAAGTGGGAAGGTTTACGATTACAGGCTTATCAAGATGTCTCTGGAGTTTGGACTATTGGCTATGGACATACGGGGAAAGCTGGTAAACCAACAGTTATTGAAAGCATGATGATTACAGAAAAAAAGCTGAAACCATGCTTGTAGCAGATTTGCGGCAATATGAACAAGCTGTAGAAAAAACGGTTTATATTGACTTAAGTGATGAGCAATTTGGTGCTCTTGTTTCCTTTTATTATAATATAGGGATCTTAGCTTTTCAAAATTCTACATTACTTAAAAAACTCAACCAAGGCGATTATAAAGCGGTACCTGCCGAATTACAAAAATGGACCAAAGTAGGTGGAAAACGTTTACAAGATCTCGTACACCGTCGTGCAGTAGAGGCATGGTTGTGGGCGAAAGGCGCGTTTGTTTCCTCCAACTATCAAACGGTAGAAAAAAAGCATGCAACAGGGCTTTTCAAAGCATAAGCCCTTGCACCAGTCATTGGATCTTTCTCAGGTTTTAGTGGTTTTTTAGCTGGCAATGGTCCCATCCAATGCGCTTTCGCTGCTATTATGGTTTTAGCAGCGGGTGCTGGTATTTTCTTTGTTGCTAAGCGCTTTCAGGAGTACTGTTTATGATCTTATGGATGAAAAAAAATCTGATGCTAACAGGTGCGGTTTTAGCCGCTTTTTTTATAGTTTTAGCCAAAGCTTTCACTCTTGGAAAAAAGGCTGAACAGCAAAAGCAAACAGAAAATATTTTAAAGACAATAACAGCACGGTTTGAGGTGGAAAATGAAGTTAACAAAAAAACTGATGTTGATGTGCGTGTTGCTCTCTCTGACTGGTTGCGGGATCCATAAATATGCTTCTTCTTGTGTTGGTTGGTTGCCCATTTATTTAAATCAGCAAGATCTGAACGTGATCAGTTCAAACTTAGCAAGAGAGATCTTAAAACATAATAAGCAGGGAGAACGCTTGTGTGGGTGGAAACATGGTAAGAAAAAAAGCTGAAAAACACACAGAGCTCACAGAAGCAGAAAAAGTAATGCTTCAAGAAATGATCATTACCTACCAAAGTGTGAAAGTAATGTCTAGCTTTATGAAGTGGAGTGCATTTTTTCTTTTTTTGCTTATCCTCGATTTTGCCCGCCTCATAGATGCGATAGATGATGTCATTGCACATTTAAAGCAGTTGTTTTCAAAAAATTAGCTCCCCAAAATCTTTTACAAAAGCTCTCAAAAAAACACCTCAAAAGAAGTTCTGATTCGTAATAATTGAGAAAATCTCAAAAATATTTGCTAGAATCACAAGAGATATTTCTTCTTTTAACAGGACTTTCTAGATGCTTACATCATTTGGCAAAACTTTACGCAAGCTTCGCATTGATCACTCAGAACGCCTCTTAGATATGGCTGATAAACCAGGCGTATCTGTAGCCTTTTTATCTTCTGTAGAAATTGGCAAGAAATCCGTTCCAGTAGGAATGGAAGAAAAGATCATAGAGTTTTATAGCTTAGATAAAGCTATGGCCTCTCTCTTAAAAAAAGAAGCTGATGCCTGTGTCGAAAGAACTTCACAATCAAATCTTCTGATTCATTTAGTCGTGAAATTGTTGGCATGTTTTTTAGAAATTTGAAATGTTTGTCACAACAGGATTTAGCAGCATTCAAAAAATTATTAGAAAAAGTTGGCAAAAAAGAAGGTACTCTATAGAGCTGTATTCGAAAATCCTATTCCATCACTTTTATTTATGCATTCCGCATGTTTTAAAAAGATATATAAAAACAAATGCTCAATAAAAGAAGTGGTGCCCAGACGCGGCAGACAGGGCTTTAGCAACAAGAATCAAGTTGTATCAAGTGTGCAAGAGCATATTGATGTCTATAATTTTTTATGTTCCAATAAAAAAATTAAGAATTAAAGAAAAAATCTCAAATCAAAAAATTAAGGTGGTCCAAAAGGTGGACCCAAAAAGGTGGACGAGCAATGTGTGAAAAGGTGGACGAGAAGGGAAATTAAGTGAGGGGGATTCATCGATTATCAGCATTACTTGTCAAGTCTGCTTCTCAGGGTAAATATTGTGATGGGGCAGGGCTGTGGTTGAATGTTCGAAAAGACAATACGCGCTCTTGGTTCTTTCGTTATACATACCATAACAAACGCCGTGAAATGGGGCTCGGTCCAGTCGCACAACTTTCTCTAAAAGAAGCGCGCGAACTTGCCAAGCATTATAGTGCTATTCTCAGAGAAGGCAATGACCCTATTGTCTTTCGAGAACAAACCGTCTTAAAACAGCAAAGCAACATATTCAGTGAGATTGCAACAGCGGCTTTTGAAAGTAAAAAAGCCGAATTAAAAAATGAAGGCAAAAATGGGCGTTGGTTTTCTCCGCTGGAATTGCATGTTATTCCACACATAGGCAGCCTCTCTATAGAAAAATTAACAGCCAATATCATTCGCAATGTTCTTGCTCCTCTTTGGCATGAAAAAGCAGACACAGCACGAAAAGCGTTAAACCGTATTAACATTTGTTTGAAATATGCTGCGGCTCTTGGTTTGGACGTTGATTTACAAGCTTGTATGAAAGCACGCGCCCTTTTAGGAAAACCCCGTGCTACATCAACAAATATTCCTGCTATGCCATGGCAAGAGGTTCCGGCATTTTATCAAAGCTTGGATGATAAGATTCTTTCAAATTTAGCACTGAAGCTCTTGATTTTGACTGGAGTACGGTCGTATCCATTGCGCTATTTGCGCCTCGAACAAATTGATAAAGATATATGGACGATACCCAAAGAAAATATGAAGGGTATTGTAGGGAAAGTTTCAGATTTTCGCGTGCCATTAAGTCATGAAGCTTTGAAAATGATTGAGAAATCCCTCCCCTTTGAAAAGAATGGTTTTTTATTTGCTGGGAGTTCTGGAAAGCCTATATCTGATGTAACACTTTCTAAATTCATGAAAGACAAAGGTTTTGATTATAGACCCCATGGTTTCAGATCTAGTCTTCGTGACTGGATAGCAGAAACAACGTCAACACCCTTTGAGATTGCTGAAACTGTTCTTGCGCATTCAGTTGGGAGTTCAGTGACAAAAGCTTATATGCGGACAGATTTTTTAGAACAACGACATACCCTTATGGAACAGTGGGCTGCATTTATAACAGGAGCGACTTGACAGGCTTATAACAATGTGTCTATTGTCGAATCAGGTGCCTAAGAAACATCTTGAATCGATAGCGGATAGATTACCGAAACAATCTTTTCTCCGCGCCTTAAAGACTTTGACTCGTTGTATGCGTGTAGCATATAAAGGTTTTGTCGGGTGTAGCTATGCCATACAATACCCTTATGGGGAAAGCATAGCGACGGACTATCGACCGTGTTTCTTAGCGCCCGGCATTCCTCTGGAATGTCAATAAGAAACCTCTAATCGATAGGAGTTCGTTATGAACACTCTTATAAAAATTACGGAACAAACAATTGATCAGGAAGCTGTTCAGACAGTAAATGCACGTGAGTTGCATACATTTTTGGAAGTTAAATCTAATTTTAGAGATTGGATAAAAAATCGCATTGAGGACTACGGATTCTTAGAAAATAAGGACTTTATAAGTTTCGCTAAAATTTTAGCGAAACCTAATGCCCCTCAAGAAAATCAAGACTTTATGAGTTTTACTCAAAAAAGAGTAAAACCTAAAAGCGGTCGTCCAAGTATCGAATATCATCTTACTCTAGACATGGCAAAAGAGCTTTCAATGGTTGAACGCAATGAGAAAGGCAGGCAAGCTCGTCGTTACTTTATTGAGTGTGAGAAAAAGTTAAAAAGTCAATCTGTTGAGTATGATGTTGATAGACGCTTTGATTTGCCAAGCCATTGGGAGGGTATGAATGCTGGTGAAAAAGCTTTATATCTTTTAGGTCCTATCCATGTTCGTCTTATTGATGCTTTTAGAGTGGATGAAGAGAATAGAAAATATAAAGCTCTTATTAAAGAAGCTAAGCAGGTTTTAGCAACATCTGTTACGAAAGCTGCTTAGTTTTAAAAGCGATTTCATCTCCCCGTTTCAAAAGCGGGGAGGGGATTATTGGATAAATCGCTTGACATAATCTTTAGATGTAGTACATTGTAGTACAAACAGATAGGAGGTTTAAGCGAATGGGTAAAATTCAAGCACGCATACCTGATGAAGTTCAGGAAGTTGCAAGCGCAGTAATCAAATCCACGGGCTTAACTGTATCAGATGCGGTACGTATGTTTATGACCCGCATTGCTAGAGATAGAGCATTACCGCTTGATCTATTTCAACCCAATCTGGAAACATTACAGGCTATCGAGGATGCTGAAATGGGACGTGTCGAACGTACGTCATTAGATGGTTTGCGAGCCATGATTCGTGATGATAAAGCCGAAGTATGTAAGTCTGCAAAGTGACTTTGGTTAGCTATGCGGGAAATTGTTTATACTAAATCTTTTCGGTGTGATCTGAAACGTGAAAGTAAAGGGCGATATGCTGATACATTAGAGACAGAAGAGACAGATTTGCTACTTGTGATCAAAGCATTAGCGGAAAACGAGCTCCTAAAAGTGCAGTGGAGAGATCACGCACTAACAGGGCAATGGCGAAACTGTCGTGATTGCCATATTAAACCAGATTTAGTTTTGATCTATCGAAAGCCTGATGATGAGACTTTAGAACTTTTGCGGCTTGGTTCACATTCTGAACTGCGTTTATGATAATTTTTCAATTTTTTGAAAACCACTGTTTCATATGTGCAACGACATTATCTCTCGTATCTGTGAGACGTGCGAAATTGATAATTCATTTGCTAAACAGTTTCGCACATCTGAGAATGTATTTAGAGTCGGATATTTGGTTTTTGTGTAAAAATATTTCCTACAGCATCTATAAGACGTGAAAAATCAAGCGCTAATAAGAGTATAATGAGTACAATCCATTTTGTATAACGTGACATCACTTTTATACTTTTGTAGGTCATGATAATTTCTTGAAGGATTTCTTTTTCTCCTTCTGTAAGCTCTATATCGTCTTGTGTTTTTTTCCTAGCCATGTTTCCACCCACACACACGTTCGCCCTGCTTGTTATGCTTTAAGATCTCTCTTGCTAAATTGGAACTGATGACGTCAACATCTTGCCTCTCTAAATAAATTGGTAACCAACCAACACAAGAGACATACTTATTTGTTCCGCAACCAACGAGAGAGAGCAGCACGCACATCAGTATCACTTTTCTGATTAACTTCATTTTCCACCTCCAGCCGTGTTGTTGCTGCCTTTAGGGTTTTTTCTTTTTGCTTTTGCTGTTCTGCTTTTTTTCCAAGGGTAAAAGCTTTTGCCAAAGCCATAAAAAAAGCGGCTAGAGCCGCGCCTGTTAATAGTAGATTTCTTTTCATCCATAAGATCATAAACGGTGTTCCTGAAAACGTTTAGCAACAAAGAAAATGCCAGCACAGGCGGCTAAAACCATGATAGTGGCGAGCGCCCATTGCACTGGACCATTGCCGGCTAATAAGCCACCAAGCCCAGAAAAAGAACCAATGACTGGTGCAAGGGCTTCGGCTTTGAAAAGCCCTGTTGGTGCTTGCGTTTCTACGGTTTGGTAATTCGAGGAAACAAAAGCACCTTTCGCCCATAATCCTGCTTCAGCTGCACGCCGGTGTACAAGACCTTGTAAGCGCTTACCACCGGCTTTGGTCCATTTCTGTAATTCGGTTGGGATCGCTTCATAATCGCCACTATTGAGTTTCCTTAACAAGGTCGAATTGCAAAAAGCTGTTGTTCCTACATTATAGCAAAAGGAGACCAATGCCGCGAATTGTTCATCCGTTAAGGAAACTTGAACCGCTTGTTCAACGGTATTTTCAAATTGTCTTAAATCTTGGCAAAGAAGTTCTTCAGCTTGTTTTTCAGTGATTGCCATGCCTTTGTAAACAAAAGGTTTTCCGGCATTGTTTGTATGTCCATAACCGATTGTCCATACCCCAATGGCATCTTTATAGGCATTCAAACGCAAACCTTCCCATTGTTTAATCAGTGCTAGTCCTTCTTGTGATATTGTTCTCATATGCTTCTCCATAAAAAAAGCCCTGCAAAAAGCAGAGCTGGATTTAAAAATTGACCTCTTTCCCATTCGGAAGGTTGGCTTGTTAAAACCTATGTAGCTTTTTCATTGGAACAAAAGAATGTATTTGACATTATAGAAATTGTATCTTATAAGTTACAGATGTTTACAATATACAAAACAGAGCATTTTATAAAATGGTTAGATTCTTTAAAAGATGAGATTGCGCAAGCACATATTGTTAAACGCATAGCAAGAATAGAAACGGGATTTCTTGGAAATGTAAAATTTTTCCGTGGAATTGGAGAATTAAAAATACATCATGGTCCTGGCTATAGAATCTATTTTGTAAAACAAGGTAAACAAATCATTTTGTTATTAAATGCTGGTGATAAATCTACACAACAAAAGGATATCGAAAAAGCTCTTCAATTAGTAAAGGAAATGAAACATGGAAATTACTAAATTTGACACAAGTGAATATTTCAAGACACCTGAGACACAAAGGATTCTTTTAGAAGATGCTCTTGAAAGCAAAGATAGTAAGTATCTTGCTCATGCTCTTGGTATAATAGCAAAAAACCAAGGAATGAGTAAAATCGCTCAAAATACTGGACTATCAAGAGAGTCTCTTTATCGTTCTTTAAGCGATAAAGGTGATCCACGGCTTTCTACTTTTCTTAGTGTGTTAAGTGCATTAGATTTACAAATGAGTTTAACACCTATTCAAAAGAATTGTAAGGAGCAAAAAGCTTTAGAAGAAGCCTCTTAATCCCCTCCCCATTTTTGAGAACGAGGAGGGAGTATATATTTACTTAAGCAACCTTTTTAATAGGGTTATCCAAATCTGGTTCATAAGCGCGCAACAAAGAATCCATGCTATGTGGTAACTCTGAATCGCCAAAATCTGTTAGAACTGCTAAAATCTTAACAATATTCGGTACATCATCTTGGAGTTTTAAAACTAAAACCTTTTCTACCAGACTCATGATGTCAACCAGAGCTGTACACTCTTTTTCGTTGATATTTTCATCATTAGAAAACTGAAACAATGCCATCCACAAATCGCATAAGAAGTTGGTGTCTATCTTCATTGCACACCTCCATGGATTTGTTCTCTCAAACAAGCTAATCCTTTTGGTGTAATTTTTGTTGAAGGGAGCACCTTTTCTGTACCATCCGGTCTTTGAATGGTGATAGCAGGACAGTCCATAAAACCTTTCTTTATCTTATCTTGATAAGGTAACAGTGGGCCACTCGGAGCACGTCGATAGACCCAATCGTGTTTACGTAAGTAATCGGTTAAATCTTTTGGACGTACTTCAAGCATCTTCGCTGCTTCGATAAGACCGAACAGCCCATCCGAACGTTTTAAGCCTTCCAAAGCTTCTGCTTTTGGCGCTAATTCAGCAATAACATGATCTTTCTGCTCGATTTGACTTTGCAAATGATTCAAGACACCAAGTAATGCTTCAGGTTTGGAGTAGTCAACTTGTGGTGTTGCTACTTGTTTCAAAAGCCGTTCACATTTGATAAAATATTGACGAGCTTCATGTCCTTTATCATTCCTCTCTATCATAGAAAGGTGTTTAGCCATGTCTAATGTAATGTGGTATTCTTTTACCTTTCCACCGTTTACTAAATTTTTAGTAAGCGTTATAAAGTTTATATTTTCCTGAAACTTACATTCTTTAATGCGATTTTTAATCCAGTCATTAAAGCGGGCTTTTATCTCTAAAAATGCATGCAAATCACGCGCATTGACCGTTTGAACAGTCTCTTGATCAATGACTTGTTCTGATATTTCTATAAGAGTGTTCATCATGAACTCCTATTGGTTAGATGTTTGTTAATGACGCTCTAAATAGAGTGCCGGGTGCTAACAAACACGGCCAATAGTCCGTCGTCACACTTTCCCCGTTAGGGTATTGTATAGTGTAACCACACCCGACAACATTATTATATGCACGTAGCATACAATGAGTCAAAGTCTTTAATGTGCGGAGAAAAGATTGTATCGGCAATCTATCCGCTATTGGTTTAAGGTGTTCGTTAGGCACCTGATTCGATTATTCATATTGTTGCCACATTGTCAAGTTGCAATGTAATATTTTTATAAAAATAATCCGTTAAATCCTTTGGTCGTACTTCAAGCATCTTCGCTGCTTCAATAAGACCGAACAGCCCATCCGAACGTTTTAAACCTTCCAAAGCCTCTGCTTTTGGAGTCAATTCGGCAATGGTGTTATCCTTTTGCTCGATTTGGCTTTGCAAATGATTCAAGACACCAAGTAATGCTTCAGGTTTGGAGTAGTCAACTTGTGGTGTTGCTACTTGTTTCAAAAGCCGTTCACATTTGATAAAATATTGACGTGCTTCATGTCCTTTCTCATTCCTCTCTATCATAGAAAGGTGTTTAGCCATGTCTAATGTAATGTGGTATTCTTTCACTTTTCCACCCCGGTAAAAATTTACCGCAGTTACAAAGTTTATATTTTCCTGAAATTTACATTCTTTAATGCGGTTTTTAATCCAATTTCTAAATTCAGACTTTATTTCCAAAAATGCATGCAAATCACGCGCATTGACCGTTTGAACAGTTTCTTGATCAATAACCTGTTCTGATATTTCTATAAGAGTGTTCATGTGAACTCCTATGCAGTTAGACGTTTCTTAATGACACTCAAAAAGAGTGCCGGGTGCTAAGAAACACGGTGCATAGTCCGTCGTCACGCTTTTCCCATAAGGGTATTGTATAGCGTAACTACACCCGACAAAACCACTATATGCCACACGCATATAATGAGTCAAAGCCTTTAATGTGCGGAAAATAAACTGTTTCGGCAATCCATCCGCTATGCATTTAAGGTGTTTCTTAGGCACCTGATTCGACAATAGACATAATATTGACATGTTGTCAAATAAAAAATTAAAATATTGACGAGCTTCATGTCCTTTCTCATTCCTCTCTATCATAGAAAGGTGTTTAGCCATGTCTAAGGTAATGTGGTATTCTATGCTTGGACGCCCACCTTTTTCTAAATTTTTAGAAAAACCTATAAAGTCTATATTTTCTCGAAAATTACATTCTTTAATGCGATTTTTAATCCAGTCTGCAAACTTTGATGTAATTCCCAAAAATACATGCAAATCACGTGCGTTAACAGTTTGAACAGTTTCCTGTCCAACAGTTTGTTCCGATATCGGAATAAGAGTGTTCATGAGAACTCCTTATCGTTAAATGTTTTTGATTGACACTCGATAAAAGAGTGCCGGGTGCTCAAAAACACGGCGATAAGTCCGTCGTTATGCTTTCCCCCAAGGGGTATTGTATAGCATAACCACACCCGACAAGCCATTTATATGCTATACGCATATAATGAGTCAAAGCTTTTAATCTGCGGAAAAAAGACTGTTTCGGCAATCCACCCGCTTATCGTCAAGGTGTTTTTGAGGCACCTGATTCGATTATTCATATTGTCGCTACATTGTCAAGCGGCTTTCGAGATTTTTTACATTTTTGCTAATTTGATTTATCTATCTTCCTCATCCATATGGATTACGCCTTCGCCTTCATCACATGCGTTAGGGGGGGCGTTTGGATCAAGGGTATCATCTTTATCTGGTGTGGTGTTTGCAACGTTTCCAGCCGCATCTTCTTGGGTTTCATCAAAAAGCTCGCAATCTATTTTTGTGGTATAACCACCTGTTTTATCAAGCTTGTGTTTAACGCTTTTTATGCGCCATTCTGCTGGAATATAGGGGCGGAAAGGGGGCTCTTGAACAAGCTTGGCTTCTGCTTGCACAAAGGGATCACCTCCGATATCACATGAGAAAGAAGATTTCCCACGCGATGATTTATTGCGATAAGCCGCAATGGCTGCAACAGCTTCTGATTGATTGTGGTAGGTGTATTTGAGTTCATGAAACGGTGCTTTGCCAACCTTGACTTCCTTTTTTTCACCAGTACGGATATCATGATAGCTTGCAAGTACACCGCCTTTTTTCTCTTCATCTTGCTCTTGATTTTCAGGTGTTTTGGCTTCCGTTTCTGCTTTAGGCAAATTGGGGGCGTCACTTTCGTCCATATGGATAACATCTTCGCCTTCTTCAACTTCTTCTGGTTCTCGTGCATCAGCGGCGGCTTTTTGATCATCTCCTGCCTCTGTTGCTAAGCCATTGGCTGCTCCTGCTTCATCCCGTGCGCTGTATTTAAAATCCCAAGAGCTGCAGAGTTTCTCATGGATAACAACAACGGGGAGTGTTTCACCAGTGATGGCTTTGCCTTCGCCCCGTTTAGCTAAAACAAGTTTGCCATCAACGGGTTTTGCTACCGCATCATAGTCTTCTGCAAGGCGTGTGGCAAAAGCCATATCGCTCTCAGAAGTTTGATCAATGTGACGCACAACAATTTTTGCAAGAGCAGGATCAACTTTTGGTGTATAGCCATTGCGCTCTGCTATCTCTTGAATAATATTGCCAAGGGTTTGTTGGTGATAGGATTGGCTTTTGGGTGTTCTATAAGACGTGTTCATAGAGGCGGCGCGTCCTGTCACGCTTAAACTTTGTGGGGGGCTGCTTACAGAGATTTCATCAATCAGATAGGCTCCCATATCGCGGTTTTTACCGCCTTCATAGCCAAGTGTGACAGAAATGATTGTTCCGATGAGAGGGATATCAAGAAAGCCATTGTCGCACTCACGGGCACGGTCATCAAGCTCTATGGTGATGCGGTCACTTTTGTCTTCTGCTTCATCCGTAATTTCAATCGACAAAACATAGTCCATCAGCGTTCTTGTGATGTCCTCTCCATTTGCCATCACTGTGCAAAAAGGTTTCATGATTGACTGCCCCAAATTCTAATGACCGGTGTGGCTTTAGGATAGGGAAGGATTGGCAAAACGATTGTGATGCCTGCTTTTAAGATGGGTCCATAGTCTGCAAGACCAAAGTTTGCTGCATAAACGCGTTCAACAGCAAGGGCTTGTTGACCCTTGGCATAGTATCTCCAGCAAATGGCATCAACCATATCGCCTTCTTTTGTCACGTAAAGATCACTCATAGCTCTTCACCATATTCTCTCAACTTTATTGTAAATTCTTGTTTTTTGGGGGTCCCATTTTGGTGAAAAATGCTTTGTTTTTCCTCTACAGAAAGAATGACAAACTTTCCTAAAATTTTCCCCTGACCCGTCACAAGGATATGAGGACCATTATGTGCCATTTGTCGCAAATACTCGATTTGTCCGTGACCGCCTTTAAAATCTGGATAGATCACACCGGTTAAAGAAAATTCCGCATTTGCAACGGCAGGCAATTGAAGTGCTGCTTTGCGCCCCAATCGCCCTTGCTCCACCCATGGAATGCCATAAGACATGTCAAGGGTTTGATAAGCGGCCGTTTCAATGGAAAAAATAAAACCACCCAAAGCTAACATCATGATGTTTAATCCGAAAGGCTAGAGGCGATAGCCAAGCGTTGCTGTTTGGCATAGCGTTCAAGGGCTTGATTGACAGCGGCGCGGATTTCGTCCTTTAAACCATTGGGGACGGAAATATTTAAATTTGAAATCATCACGCGGGCATCGATTTCTACTGGCTTATGAACCGTAATGGGCTTGGGAGCTTTGAAGGCGCCCACTTTTGTATTTGTAGCCTGCATTTGTCCTGCTTCGACTATGCCTGTATTAAAACCACTCTTGCGTTTTTCAGGGGGGGTATTTGTAACCACGGCTGTATCGAGCATTTTTTTTGCTCGTGTATTGGTTTCTTCGGTAAAGGTTTTAATGGTCTCCGTTGAAGTTTTGTTGATTGAAACATTAAACCCTAACTTTTCTTTCATCCAATTTGGCATCCAACTGGTTAATTTACGCATCATGCCGCTAAGCCAGTCAGACAGAGCGTTCCATTTGCTTTTGATACCTTCCCAAAGTCCGTTAATCAGATTGGTTCCTGCGGCCATTAAATCGACACCGAACAGCCATTCAATGAGTTCATTGATTTTTTTCGAAATCCAAGAGAGTGGTGAAAAGTTTTTAAAGAGCGCAAAGAGGTTATTGAAAGCATTACTACATAAGCTTGCAAAAGAATCCCATAACTTGCTTATAAAGCTTATGACTGTGTCCCAATTTTTGTAGAGCAGATATCCGGCAGCAACAAGAGCTGCAATACCGCCAAGTATCCAGCCAATAGGTGTGGTCATGATAGCAACACCAAGCGATATAAAAGCAGAACCAACGGCAGTTATTGCCGAAATCAGTGTACCTACAAGAGTTAAAGCAAGACTGGCAACTGCGGAAGCAGCTGAGGCTAATGCTGAAAGCAGTGATCTTCCCAGAGTAGCAGAAAATCTAATAAAAGCTTTATCTGCTGCGACTATTTTTGAGAGCAGGGATTTTCCAAGGTTTACAGCCAGACCGGTAATTTTAGAACCAACGGAAGTGAAGGCCGCAAGCACTGGTCCTGAAAGAGCAAAAGCAAGCCTGATAAAAACTGCGCTTACTATGGCTAGTGATGTAAGCAGCCAGCCATTGATTTTGTCCCAATTTTTGTAGAGCAAATATCCGGCAGCAACAAGAGCTGTAATACCACCAATGATCCAGCCAATAGGCGTCGTCATGATTGTGATACCAAGGCTAACAAAAGCAGCTCCCACGGCTGCTAATGCGGCAATGAGTGGACCAAAAATGAAGGAACCAAGAGCTACAAGCCCCACCTTGAAAAGAGTTATTTCACCAATCAGAGGTTCTAGCCATCGAAACCAGCCTTTAATCCTCTCTGTGAGATCACTGATGCCCTTTCTTAAATCAGAGGTAGGATTAAGCAAATCTTGTAAGACTTTTCTTAAGGTTTTCGCCCAGCGCGCAACGGTTGTTTGAATAAGGTCACGGTTTTCATCAATCAACTTTGAAAAACCGTCAACCATATCATTGATCACGGGCATGAAACGTGCACCAATAAAGCTCGCGATACCCCCTATTTTTTTCTTAAAGGCACCAAGCTTGTCACTCAAATCTGCGGCATAGCGTGCAACATCGGCACCTATCAGCCATTTTCCTTTTCTCGCTTTTGCAAACAGCTCTTTGATGGGCGCCATGCCTTGTGAGAGCATGGATGCCATCTCTTTACCATCACCCCCAAACAGCAGAGCAGCAATATGCTGTCTTTGTGCTTGATTTTTCATCTTACTCATCTTGTCGGTAATTTCTTCCAACAAAACGGAGTTTGATTTGAGTTTTCCAGAAGCGTTTTTGACAGAAATGCCAAGCGCGTCAAAGCCCATCATGCCTCTTTTTTGTCCGGCATATGCTTGGGCTGAACGCCTATTTAAAGTTGCCAAGGATTGTTGAAAGAGTTCGGCAGAATATCCTGAATTATCGGCGGCATCACCCCATAATTGAAGTGATGCAACACTCATACCTAAATGGTGTGAGGCATGGTGAAGACTATCGCCCAGATGCATGGTTTTCATGGTGAGGGCAGTTACACTTGCCACAAGACCACCTCCAGCAAGCCCTAAGACACCGGTAAAGACCGAAGCACGACTTGCCGCTGTGCTAAGAGCACCTTGAACACCATGAAGACTTTTTGTCATGTTTTGTACAGCAGCAGAAAAGCGCGGAATACCCAAACTATGGGATAATTTTTTTGACAATGTATCAAATTGCTTTTGTACACGTTTAAGAGGTGCGGTGAGTTCGTCTTCAAGAGACAATTTCACCTTTGCATCAGCAACTTTTTCACTCATTTTGTCTTATACCTTTCTGCTGCTTGTTTTCGCCAGAATATGAGTTCTTGTGGTTCCATTTCCATCATCTCTGAAAGGGACCAATGGAACACAATGGCAATATCGGCTATCAGTTTTGCGGCGGTTTCCCAGTCGAGGTATCCCGCCGTTTGATAAAAGACTCCAAGATCTCTCCAATGCTTGACAAATCATTGATGTCGAGTTCACTGATAGCCTCATGCGGCCATCCAGAAAGGCGTGCGATCATAGCGATTGTTTGCTCTACGCCTTCTTTTTTATCAATGGCTTGCAAATCTTTTGTTTTGGGGCGCTGTAAGGTAATTGTGGTGTGCTCTTTTCCTTCAAAGGTAATAGGGATAAGCAATTGATGGGTAACACTTTGTTGTATAGTCATTTTATAATCCTATGTTTTCTCTGTGGCCTGCGAGTTGATTGACGCCATTGAATTTTCTGATGAGATTGAGGACGTCTATCTCAACAATTTCAACGTCCTTTTGGACATATTTGAAATATTGCAATGTGAATGTTGCTGTAGAAGTTGCTTTGCCTCCCGGTTGCCATTCTGCCATTTCAAAGCCTTTGCAAAGTCCTCTCATGGTCATGACAACACCTTCTGCGGGTGTGCCTTGCGCTTGCATTGAACTGCGCAATGAGATGTTGACATCCGTGCGTCCCAACAGTGCCATTAATTCTGGAGAGCAATCAGAAATGGTCATGCTAAGCGTGAGAGTTTCAAGACCAAGATCAACTTCAATAGAGCTATCCATGCCGCCGCCGCGATAATTTTCAACGACCAAACTCAAATTCGGTAGGGTGACACTTTCACATTTTGCTTGATAGGGAATGCCATCGACAAAAATGTTAAAATATTTCAAAACTCTTGGTAAAACAGGTACTGTCATTAAAAGATCTCCTCTAGGTAATCATTGATGATTTGTGAACGGAACGTGATGTGTTCTGCGGGTGTTGTCGGGGTAAATTCCACATTGAAATAGACTCTGCCGCTTTCAATGGCGCTTGCTGTATTAAGCTCTAGATCAGGTGTACAACGCCCACCAAGAATAGCGCCTTGTGCTTTCAAATCACGCAAATAGGCATTAACGCTTTCACTGACATCATGCATGTACGTTTTTTTGATATTGCGGTCGACAGCCCATAGGTGTCCGCGCAAAATAGCATCATTGATCATATCTGCGGTGCGCACCACGGATAAAAAAGCAAATTTTGTATCGCTTGAGAGCGTGCGATTTCCCCAGAGACGATAGCCATTTTCGCGAATAATGGTTGTGATGTTTTGTTCATTGAGAAGGTTGGCACGGCTTGATCTGTCCCCAATGGAAAAATCAATGGGGCGCGCAGTTCCCACAATGCCATTGATCACTTTATTGGAAGGGGAATGCCAAAAGCCATGGGTAAAATCCGTTTTGGCAATGACACCAGCAACCGCTGCACTTGCTGGTTCTTCTATGATTTTGCCATCACGATTCACCTTTACAAACGGGTCAATGAGAATGGCGCGCTTTGAATCAAAATCCTTTGCTGTGCTAAGAGCTGCTTCATCTGTTGTGTTGGGTGCATCAAGCACCACAATGGCGCGCAAACGCTCGGCAATGCCAATCAATTCTGCTGCTATCCCATAACTTTCAACTGTCACAAGTGGTTCGTCTTGATAATCAAGTCCTTCTATTGATAAATCAGTTGTAGTACGCTTATTCGTAAATCCTGGAGCAATCAGAATGCGTGGTGTTTGTCCTACAATGGATTGTGCTCCAATGAAAGCATGAACACCTTCATAAGCGCCATTTGCGTTCACACCACCTAGAATATTGGTGAGTGTTGTATTTTCGTTGTCACCTTCTTGCACGCGTACGACAACGACAATTGCGCCCACTTGCTTGAAAATGAGATCAAGGGCATTGGGTAATGTACCGCGTCGTTTTCCTGTTCTATCCAGTTTTGCGGCTTGTGAAAGAGAGCCTGCTACCAAAACCGGTGTGTTAAGAGGAAAGGCTTGTTCATCGGCATCGGGTGCTGTGCCAACAATTCCGATAACGCCAGACTGAACTGCACGAAGGGGGCGGGTGCCGTCGTCAACCTCAACGACTTCAACACCGTGTAAAAAACCTGTTGCCATTTTATACTCCTTTGAAATATTGGCTAGAAATGAATGGGGAAAAATGAGGGTTGGATTTGAAATCGCACCCTTTAAAACAGCAAATCATCAGGATTTTGGTTCACTCGCATTTCAAATGCGAGTGAATAGTAAAGGGTAGCATTTCAAATGCGATCCTTTGAAAACAACAATATGTGAAATAATTTTTTAAAAGTATATTGACACTAATAAACCCTCATGTTACCTGAATCACAAGTGCTAGAAACACTAAACCATTAGCGGATAGGTCACGTAAGATCTCTCCCATGCATTTAAAATACTGATTGTCTTTTATGCTATTATTGGCATATAACGATTTTGTCGGGTGTAGCTATACTATACAATACCTTCTCACGAGGGGAAGGCATAGCGACGGACTAATGGCCGTGTTTCTAACGCCCGGCACCCTTGGGGGTGTCAATAGAGACATTAAAACCATTAGGAGTTCATCATGAACAATTTAGTAACAATCGATAGTGCTGGTATTGCTGTTACAACTTCTTTAAAAATTGCCGAGGGTGTGGGGAATACGCATAAAACAGTTATACAGTTAGTACGCAATAATCGTAAGGATTTTGAAGAGTTTGGTTCACTTGGATTTGAAATCCAAGTGAGTAAAAGAGACGGTAAAGGCGGTCAAAAGAGAGAAGTTGCTATTCTCAATGAACCACAAGCAACCTTACTCATGACTTATATGCGCAATAATGACACGGTGCGCGCATTTAAAAAAGCTCTCGTTAAAGCTTTTTATGATTTAAGAAATCAATTGATTGATAATGACCGCGATACACGGTTTGATTTTCCTAGCAACTGGAATGAAATGGGAGCGACTGAAAAAGCTGTCTACATTTATGGACCTCTCCATATGCATCTTGTTAAAGCCTTTACGTTAGTAGAAGAGAGTAAACATTATAAAACGCTTGTTGAAGAAGCCAAGCAAGTTTTAGAAAAAACTATTGTAAAAGCTGCTTAAGGTGAAACATGCTTTATCTCCTCGTCTTTAAAGGTGGGGAGAAGGTTACGAATGGCTATGTTCCATTTGCGTATCTACTTCATTAGCTGTTAGTGTTGGAATAGAAGAGACATCAATGTCCCTCAAGGCATGCCATGTATCATAATTGGCTTGAAGCTGTAGCCAAAGGGCTGGTCCATTTCCTAACAATTTACCAATGCGAGCTGCTGTTACGGCTGTGACTGGACGTTCTCCTTTAAGGATACCGTGCAAGTGCTGGCGTGATATTTGAAGAATCCTAGCAATTTCGGTTTTGCTTGCATTTAAATGTTCTAAGGATTCAGCTAAAATTTCTCCTGGATGAGAAGGACAACGATTAGGATTACGTGTGGTCATGGATAGTCTTCTTTGCAATTAATTTTAAAACCGTTACAATTTAAACAATATGCCATTGATATTATATCATTTAAAGAAATTTAAAAAATGAACATCAAGCCTATTCGCACTGAACAAGATTATCAAGAAGCCTTAGAAATTGTGTCTGCAATGTTTGATAATCAACCTCAAGAGGGGACTCCCGAATTTGATCAAATGGAGGCTCTTGTATTATTAATTGAAGCTTATGAAGCCGAACACTATCCTGTTTCTCCAACTCATGCGTAAAGAGAAGCACAAACTCATGGAGGGAATAAACTTGCACGTCAACATCAAGGATTTTACAACCACACCAATAACTGTCTGATCAAATATTGCTAAAAACTCAGATCTCTTACCATCCTTAATAAAGTGAATACGAAGTTTAAATTCTATTGCCATTTTGCTCTCCAAATCAATGGAGAAAACATAACAACAAGAGCTCCCTTTCATAAGTCTGACACTGTCAGTCAAAAAAAACCTTTAAAAGGGCTTTGAAAGATCAATAAAAAGGCTTTGAAAATCATATAAAGCCTTTAAAAACTTATACAAAAACCTTTAATTTAACTGCACCATCTCCACCCCGTCCAGCACCACTTGCTGTTCCATCCTCGCCATCTCGATACCCGCCGCCACCGCCACCGCCTTTGCCTAATTCAGCGCCGTTTCCTCCATTGCCACCATACTGGCTTTTCCCACCATTCCCTCCATTATTAGGTACACGACCATCACCTCCACTACCACCTCCACCTGCACCACCATAGCTACTATCCCCCCCATTGCCACCACGACCATTATTGGTACCACCGCCACCGCCTCCTCCTCCATGCCATGCATGGCTTTTTCCTGAAAAACCACTCTCGTTGTTGGACATAGAGCCACTACCACCTGAAACACCACCGCCACTATTCCCACCAATATAACCGTTATTTCCCTTGCCCCCGCGAGCTGTAAGAACAGACCCCACTAATGTATTGCCACCATTCCCACCATTCCCATATCCGCCTTTTCCTATCGTTATCACGTCATTATTCTGCAATTGGCGTTTTTGAATTTTTAGAGTAACACATTCACCGCCACCACCACCTCCACGTTGACCACCGCTACCGCCAGCTCCCCAAGCCGTAATTTCAATTTCCGTATCATCTGAGACACCGTCAGGCCAGGGAATATTGCCACTCTGCAGCATGGTAATTTCAACGTATTCTTCTTTACGTTTTTTGATTAAAGAATCTAATAAAGCATCCACTTGCGCCTTGGTATAAACAAGATCACCATCGACTTTTAAAGGTCCTTTAAGCAAGCTTCCCTTTGTGCTTAGGTTGGTGACCACTTCATTATTATGGGTGAGGCTAAACGGAGAATTTCCTAATAGCTCTAAGCCACCACTCATCGTGACTTTGCTGGTAAATTTATTGTAATTCCGCCATTCATTTGGATTTGCTAGGCGCCCATAGCTTGTCAGATCTTGATTGATTTTGGCTCTAAAATCATCAAGCCCCACGATATCTTCGGTTTTATGTTGGTGCGCACCTAACAGGGAGACAGCACTGCCAAAGGTAAAGTTATTGTTGCTTGATTTGTAGAGCACATAATTGTTAGCAGCATCTTTTGCTCCCTCGATATCGCTTAAATCAGCAAAAGTGAAGGTTTTATCCGCTGCCATTTTACCATTGAGAGCGCTTTCTAGATCTGTGATTTCGCTTATGGTATGCGTGTGTTGTAAAGGTGCCTTTTCGTCTATTTTTTTCTCAACTTGCGCTATTGCCTGATCAATCTTGGTCAAGTTTTCACGCAAAATAGGGAATTCAGAACTGATAAAACGCCCCTCTTTAGGCAATTCCATGTCGAGTTTTTTGGTTTTTGTCATCTCTCATTTTCCCCTCATAATATGCCGGCGCCAAAATCACGCACCATGGAGCGTGCAGCAGGTCCACCGGTAAGCGTGATTTTAAGGCGTGCTTGTCGTGCTGTTTTGTCACCACTGATAAATTTGCGTTCTGTCCAAAGTGGTTCAGCAAGTTGTTCTGTTTCGTCGAGTTTTAAAGGGACAAAGGTACCATCATCCAGTTGCATCTCGAGGGTGAAAGAGGAACCGCCCGGCAAGAAGGTTTTGATATAGCTGGTCAATCTTGCCTTTTCCCCAAAGGCAAAAGCCCGCGTGATATAAGTTGCTGTTTTATGAATCTTTCCTGCAATCAACTGAACCGGGGCAAATAACACCGGTGAAAGCTTCTCTGTGCCTTTAAGAATGGCGCGAAGCTTGACCTTTTCACTGATATATTCGCTAAGGCTTAGCAATTGAAAGGGTAGCAGTTGGTAAATCGTGCCGTTGTTGCGTTCAATTTCAAAGATGACAGAGCAATCGCTTGAAGGCAATTCGACAGCTGCACGCACTTGCAAATCAGAACAATCCACAAGATCAAAGGTGCCTAAATCAACCATCTTTTCTGTTTGCCTGTAGCGTGCAGCCAACACCCGAAAGGCTAATGCTTCATCTTGATGGGCGCTCCAGCTCTGCGCATTGACAGAAGAAAAACGCGGACCCGTCACATAGGGGTGGCTTGAGACATATCTTTGGCTGTCTTTATCAAAATCCCCAAGTTTAGCCAGTGATACGGAATGATCCGCATCATCGGTTTTAATGACAAAGGCGGTCAGACGATCATCAGGGACGGTTAAGGGTACATCATAGCGTGCGCCAGTCCACCCTTCCTTTGCACCCTTCATTGAATAGGAGGTTTGTGCTTGAATATCAGCGGTTGGATAACCGTTTTCGGTAGTGACCAAATCAATCACCAGATCATGGTTTTGATTGCCTATTTTACAAAGATGGAAATCAATCCCTGTGATTTGTCGTGTTTCATCGGGAGTAAAGACTTGGGCTTGCGGGTCTACTTGTGTCCATATTTTCACTGTGGTGGTACGTCGCATCACCTTTACATCAATCACCCCTTGACCGGTAAAAAGCCCCGTTGCTGTTGTTCCACCTTTCCCTCGTGCTATAACATTCTTTGTACCAGCCGTAATGTTTGGAGGAATCTTGAAACTCCCTTCAAGGGTGCCTTTGCTATCGGCAACAAGGCGGCTTGTTGGCAAGACATTCACGCCATCAAAGGTAAGACTGTCCAAGATTTCTCCACGACCAAAACCTTCAATCTTAAAATTCAATTTAATTTGTCTTAAAAAATCGATTTGCTCTCGAGTCTCATTGATGAGGTCATCACGTACTTCCGTGTTACGGATAGTTCTCCCGCGATTCCATCCCATATTGAGTTGATTGGTGACACTTGAAAGCCAATCGGTGCGCTGTTCATGCCAAAAATCTGTTGCGGGGTTCAAGGTAACAGTCCCGGGCAAAGGCGCAAAATTTTGATAGGGGTTGATCTTTTCGCAAGCCGTTGTCAATTCTTGTGCAATGATCACTTCATTTGTCCAGTCAAGGGTGATGGGTGCGGTCAGGTGAGCGGTGTAAAAGGTTGGATCAATAGCAAGCTGTAAAATGCCATGACCAATAGCTCCTGTTTGTTCAAAACCTTCGTCTCTGTAACTGTCATCGAGAAAAGGGTCTGCAAACATGCCTTTTTTGGCAACGGGCTCTTTAGAGTCAACATTGCTTTTAATGCGCTCTAATTGCATGAGGCGGTCAAGAGAGAGCACCCGTTGAAAATAACGCCACATCTCATCATAAGGCGCAACACGCGTGCCATCATTAGCCACTTGGGGGGTGCTAAGCCAATTGTTGGTAATGGTAGCAAGGGAGAGCACATCATCCGGGACACTGGGTGCCATGGGTTGGTCTGCCGAGACGCCTTTGATATAGACAACATTGCCTCCTGTGTTGAGACCAATACGGTCAATGCGGGGGAGTTTATAAGTGTAGCTTACAATGATATCACCTCCCTCAGCCCCTCCTGAGACGGTGATTTCCTGCGCTGTTACTTTATCCGCTTTTATGCTCGCGCGGTATCGATAGGTCACTTTATAACTACTGCCGGGGAGTGGTTCATCGCCCATGGGCGCCCAATCAATGGTGTCTCCGGTTTTTTTGAAATCCTTGCCTTCTTTAAATTCCCTGGTTCCTTGAACAATTTTGATAAAAGCGGTGATGCTTTTGTCCGCCACCCCATCACGCCCGGAGGCAACTGCACCGCGGGTTATTGTCACGGTTTTTTCTTTCGTCAACAAAAGGGAATGAACAGCAGCAATGGGAGCGTAATAGGTTTTAAAGGTAAAGCTTGTCTTGCCCTTTGGAGGTGCAAAAATATGGGTTTCACTAGGAACGGCACTTGTCGAAAAATCCTCGAGTTCTTCATAGCGCAAAGCAGCCAAACGCTTGCGTTTGAAACCATTGATATTGGCTTCTCCCTCTTGAATACTGAACACTTGCTTTTGTCCCTCTTGCCCCAAAGCTGTGACACGGCATCCCCCCACGATATAGTGTCCATGGGCGCGATCATACGTTGCAATGGCTTGCATAGCGGGTTCAAGTAATGAGGGGGATTTTTGATCAATCAAAACACCATCTTGCAAAATATAGACCGGAAAAAAAGTCCCTTTCTGGTCATCATCTTTGAGAGCCCAGACAAGTTTTGCGACCTCGCGTGCCGCCCCGGGCTCTCCTTCTGCCAAGGAGCCTGGAACTTGTCCTAACAGTTCTGGATCATCCTCATATGTCACCCATTTCTTTTGCAACTTTACACCGATTTCCACGCGCCCCATCATGGAAATATTCTCCAAGACAGCATTTGAGACGGGAAAGATATCGCCTGCGATATAAATCTTGCCCTCCGTTAAGGTAACGGTTTTTGTGTCTTTATTGACAAAGGCATCTGCTCGTTCAACGCGGTCTCCTTCTTGTGCCACAAGGCGCCCCAAACGGTCATGACGCCCCCTTATGATGGTTTGCATTTCATTGAGTTCACCACCTTGAAGAAAAGAGCGCCTGCCATAAAACACCACGCTTTGTTGTTCATCTTTGCCTACCGATCTATCAATTGCAAAGGGTAGTCCGCTTTCATGTTTCATGTTAAAACCTCAATAAAATCTTGAATTGTTCGCGAACATCAGCACGCAAAGGAATGTTGATGGGTGTTTTGAGAATTTCTACACCGCCACGTAGTTCATCAGCCCCTAACCAAAGTTTACCAAGGGGTGTTTGTTCTACGAGAGAGCCATGAACGAGGAGGGGAACAGAGGCAGCTTGTTTGTTCTCAACATCCTCAAAATCTGTGCGGGCTGCAAGAAACAACATTGTCCCTGTTGGAGAAGGATTAAATCTGTTGCCGCAATGGCTGTAAACACCCTCGACCGCTTGTTCGACAGGCTGTACAGCATAGCATCTTCGATAGCCAATCAGAGTGTTATCGAGATCTCTTAAAGCCAAATAAAGGGGACGGTTTTGGAACCACTTTGCTATGAGTATATCGCGTTCGTGTTTTTTGACCGAACACCAGGGGAAATTTGCCAACTCCCAAGGGTAATCGATTTGGTTCCAGCTTAACTCCTCATCCACATCATCAATCCAGTTGCCAATGAGTTTGCCTTCTTCTTTTGTGAGCGTGTGTTTGATTTGTGTTGTGCGTCCAAAGGAAAACAGTGTGTCACGAGCTGTTAAGCGCACGCCACTTTCAAAATCCAGCATGCTGTCATCAAGGTGTGACATATCGCCTTCTGTGGCTTCCACATCATAACCATAGGTGCTACGGCGAAAATCAGAGCGAAAGCTTTTGGAAAGGTCGACAATGGCTTCAATGGCTTCAAGGCTGCTTTGTTCAGGCAATTGATCAAAATCAAGTTGAAAGGAATTCCACCATGCACGCCCTGACCATGCGGGTGTAAAGCGTGCAGAAAGCTCTAACCATTTAAGTCCCAATTCAATGGCTGCAACAGAGCCACGCAAGCGCTGCCATGCAAGCCCTTGGTCAATCAGATCATAGAGGTTTGGAACATAAGGCGTGAGTTCACCAAGTCCATATTCTTCAATCAACCATGGCAAAAAGCGGGGAGGGCGTGTGATCAGTTTTGCACGTGAAATCCCCAAAACAGCTCCATCAACATCTTGATGAAAGTCGCAAGCATCGGCAAGGCGTTTCTCAAATTCTGTTGCATGTGAGGGGAGCAGCGAGCCAACCATTAGCGCGCCCGCCCTTTAAAGTTTAAGGTGATTTTGCCAATCGATAAGATTTCTTCATCACAAACCACACTGTCCTTTGTTGGTGCAATGGCAATCACTTTCTGGACACCAGGAATCATCAGTTTTGAAACCCACCACGAGAGGCTTAATTCGCGACCAATGGCTTGTTCTTGTTTCCAAGCCGTGCGTAAATTTGCCTCCATTGTCGTGAGAATTTTCAAAGATGCTTCTGGGAGCAGCCAAACATCGGCTTCTAAGTCCAGCACTTTTTTGACAGCAGCATGCACAATAATGGTATCATTGGTCATGATGATATTTTTTCTGTGAAGAGCTTGTGAAACTGTTTGTAAGAGATCTTCAGAGGCTGTCCCTTCTTCATTGTTGCCAAAAATAGCAACATAGATGGTTGGATCTTTGCCTTTACGATAGATAATGGCATCTTTCACTCGACTATCGGCTGTTAAGGCGATAAGCTTGTAATAGGGTTCTGTTCCACTTCCATTTCCCCCACGGGCATGAAGCTGTACGCGTTCACGATACCTCTCATCACTCTCACCCTCTATGCGGGCAATACCATGCCAGTTTCCCAAAGCATCAAGGGATTCACCGGTGGCAAAATCAAGAATATTATTGCGTGCTGCCTCGTTAATACGCTGTCTTAAAAGCAGTTCTCGATAGCTAAAAGCCTCTATGACTTTTACGGCTGGATCACTTTCCAAAAATGTATATTCAGGTAAAAGCTCTTTTAAATGGGTCAGAACAGCAGCGCGGATTTCCTCAAAAGAAAGTTCTGTAATAATTTCCGGTTTTGCAAGCGCTCTACTCATTGTATCAATAATCCTTCCATGGTGATGGGCTTTCCTGATGGCAAATACATGCCCTCAAAAGACAGAGAAACTTGTCCGGTTCCAAGCATTTTAAAATCAATCTTTTTGAGCTTAAAACGTGGTTCCCACTTGTCTAAAGCTTCAGCAACGGCGGCATAAAGAGCAATAGAAAAGCTGCTGTTAACCGGTGCATCAATGAGTTCTGCAATGCGTGAACCATAATCACGTCGCATCACCCGTGTGCCAATGCGTGTTGATAAGATATCAATAATCGACTGCCGCAAATGCTCTATGCCAACCAATGGCTTTCCTGTTGTGCGGTCCATTCCACTGTTCAATTTGGACCTCCTGTCATGGAGCCACCAGGGGAAACACCTCCATGAACATGGCTGTTTCCAATATTGGTGCCATTATGCTTTAAATCACTAGAATGGATGGAAACACCCTCACTTGAATGAAGAGCAATGCCATCATCCGAATGGAGTGAAACACTTCCACCTGCTTTCAGGGCAATGTTTTTTTCTGCACTTAAACTCAGGTCACCTTGTGAAATAATTTTGATGCCCTCTGCGGCTTGCAGTTCTAACTTTTTACCATCCCCTTTTATCGATACGCCATCAGAAATCGTGAGACTAAACTTTCCTCCTGATGTGAGGTGAAGGGCATAGCTGTTTTGTTCATCGTCATACTCAATGGTGGTTCCATCTGGATAAAGTGTCTTATGAAGATTGCCTTTATCGGCTGCTTGGTTTGCATCGGTATGAATAGAGCCAACAATCACCCCTTGTGATAAATCGCCTGATGATGAAACAACAACCACTTGTTCTCCAACATCGCGCCCTTCATAAGAGCGTGTTTTACCAGCACGGGCTTGGGTATCTGGAATCCAATCACTGACAAGATTTCCAGTTTTTACTCGATAGCGTGCGTTTTTATGGTCAACATGGCTAATTTTCCCTACCACAACCATATTGGCTACACGTCTCTTTAAATCGGTGATCTCTTTATCGCGTCGCTCTAACATGGTCACCTTCAATTTTATGGTATTTGTCTTTGTTTCCCATACCTGTTTCGGGTTTAAAACCGACAAGGGGTTCAACAACTCCTACGGTTGCCTTTCCTTCATCAGGGCAGGGGATATTGGTTATGTGCGTCACGTCAAAGGTTAAAATTGCACCATGGAGTGCTAGGGAACCATTATCACCAAAGGCAAAAGCAATATTTTGTAAGCGGCATGTCTCAACGGTGTTGTTAAGATTGGGATTGGCATAGAAAATCTCTTCAACTTCCCATGCTAATTGGTCAACAAAACGTGCGCCATCTTCACATGTTGCATAGCATTCAACATCTACTGTTAAAACACGCCGCCTTAAGCCAAAATCATGTCCATCTTCAATGGTTTCACTTTGCGTTGAGATATTAATAGCTGGCATTGTTTCAATAAATAAATTGAAGTCACGCATATTGAAAACATTGTCACCAGCCACTGTTTTTGCTGCCTTTATTAACGCAACAAATGTTTCTCTTATCGTCTCGCGGGGGTGCATGGGGGGGCTCCTGTTCAATTAAGTGTATAAAATGATTGACTAGGATTAATAATGATACTATTATTGATTATGAGTAATAAAGTTGCAAAAATAATCAGCTTGATGAAAGCATCACCAAAAAACATCAAGTTCTCAGATTTGTTGGCTGTATGTGTCTATTTCTTTGGAGAACCAAGGAACAATCGTACAAGCCACTTTGTTTTTAAAACACCGTGGCTTGGTGATCCTCGTGTGAATATTCAAAAAGATTCTGGCAATAAGACAAAAGTCTATCAGGTTAAGCAAGTCTTACAAGCGATAGAAAGGATGAAACATGAACAATAATCATTATACATATCGTGTTTTGTGGTCGCAAGAAGATGAGGAATATGTCGGATTATGTGCAGAATTCCCATCCCTTTCATGGTTAGACGCTCAAGCAGAGAAAGCTTTAAAAGGCATTATGGATCTCGTTTCAGAGGTTGTTGAGGATATGCAACACAACGGAGAAGAGGTTCCCGTGCCTTTGTCACATGGTAAATATAGTGGTAAGTTTCAATTAAGAATTCCACCAGAACTTCATAGAAAACTCGCAATTCAAGCCGCCGAAAATGGTGTAAGTTTAAATAGATATATTTCTTCTAAACTTTAAAGCTTTTAAAGGCGGCTTATACGCACCAAAAAAAGATTAATTTTTATGGAAACCTCTCAATTAAAACAAATACCCGTTTTCAAGACGGATGAGGAAGTAGAGAACTTTGTTGATACTGCCGATCTCACGGATTATGATTTAACTGGTTTTAAACCCATTTATTTCGAATTTTTACCTAAAGAAGCCTCTTAGCCACCTCCCCATTTTGGAGAACGGGGAGGGGATTTCTGTTTTTTGAACTTAAGCAACCTTTTTAATAGGGTTATCCAAATCTGGTTCGTAAGCGCGCAACAAAGAATCCATGCTATGCGGTAACTCTGAATCGCCAAAATCTGTTAGAACTGTTAAGATTTTAAGTATACTTGGCATCTCATCTTGAAGTTTTAAAATCAAAGCTTTTTCTATTACACTCATAGTATCAACCAGAGCAGTACAATCTTTATCATTCATATTTTCATGTTTAGAAAATTGAGATAATGCCATCCACAAATCGCATAAGAAGTTGGTGTCTATCTTCATTGTACACCCCCAAAGATTTGCTCTCTTAAGCATGCCAATCCTCTGGAGGTGATTTTCGTTGAAGGGAGCACCTTTTCTGTACCATCCGGTCTTTGAATGGTGATAGCAGGGCAATCCATAAAGCCTTTCTTGATCTTGTCCTGATAAGGTAACAGAGGCGCCCCTGGAGCTCGTCGATAGACCCAGTCATGTTTGCGCAAGTAATCGGTTAAGTCCTTTGGTCGCACCTCCAACATCTTCGCCGCTTCAATTAAACCAAACAGACCATCAGAACGTTTTAACCCTTCCAAAGCCTCTGCTTTTGGTGCTAATTCTGCAATAACATGGTCTTTTTGCTCGATTTGACTTTGTAGGTGATTCAAGACACCAAGTAATGCTTCGGGTTTGGAGTAATCAACTTGTGGAGGGGCTATCTGTGGTGTTGCTACTTGTTTTAACCGTCTTTCACATTCGATAAAGTATAAACGAGCTTCTCTACCTTTCTTATTATTTTCAAGCATAGAGAGCTCTTTGGCTACGCTTAAAGTCAGATGATAATCTTTACGATTGTGACCACCTCTGCCTTTGCTCCCCAAAATCGGGGAGCAAACAAAATCTTGATTTTCTAATAAATTATATTTGTTGATACGGTCAGTAATCCAAGTAGAGAAATCTTTTCCTATTTCCAAAAACGTATGTAATTCACGTGCATTTACCGTCTGAACAGTGTCGCCACCAATACTGGTTTGATATATGTCGATTAAATATTGTGCCATGATTTGGCTCCTATGTGCTTAAAGGTTTTTCATTGACACTCTATGAAGAGCGCCGGGTGCTGAAAAACACGGCACATAGCCCGTCGTTATGCCTTTCCCATAAGGGTATTGTATAGCATAACCACACCCGACGATATTATTATATGCCTGTAGCATATAATGAGTCAAAGCTTTTAATTGGCGGTGAAAAGACTGTTTCGGCAATCTATCCGCTATGTGTTTAAGGTGTTTTTCAAGCACCTGATTCGACAATAGACATAATGTTGACATGTTGTCAAACAAAAAATTAAAATATTGACGAGCTTCATGTCCTTTATCATTACGTTCGATCATGGAAAGGTGTTTAGCCATGTCTAAGGTAATGTGGTATTCTTTTACTTTTCCACCGTTTTCTAAATTTTTAGAAAGCGTTATAAAGTTTATGTTTTCCAAAAACTTACATTCTTTAATGCGATTTTTAATCCAGTCATTAAAGCGGGCTTTTATCTCTAAAAATGCATGCAATTCGCGTGCATTGACTGTTTGAACAATCTCTTGTCCAATTGCTTGTTCTGATATTTTAATGAGAGTCATTGTAAACTCCTTGTGGGTTAGATGTTTGTTAATGACACTCGAAAAGAGTGCCGGGTGCTAACAAACACGGCCACAAGCCCGTCGCTATGCTTTTCCCATTAAGGGTATTTTATGGCATAGCTACACCCGACAAGCCATTTATATGCTATACGCATATAATGAGTCAAAGCCTTTAATGCGCGGAGAAAAGATTGTGTCGGCAATCTACCCGCTTGTGGATTCAAGGTGTTTGTTAGGCCCCTGATTCGATTATTCATATTGTCGCCACATTGTCAAGCAGTAATATTACATTTTTCTCAATTATATAAGTACGTCTTTACTTCATTTGTCGACTCGCTTTAGATTTTCCGCTTCACTTTTTTATTTATAGCGGAGGGGAAAATAATGCTTGATACACTTAATATAATTGCGATGATCGTGTGCTTGTTATCATTGCCAATGATGATTGTCGGACTCGTTTTAGTATGTATAAAGAAATGGCGGAAAAACGGACTAAAAACTCTTGGTATTGGAGTTCTATTATTTATCAGCTCTGCAATAGTAGGTGCTTCTGTACACAAAGACAAACCAGATCAAGTTGCACACAATAATGAAATTGTTTCTTCTTCCTCAACTTCGTCAATAGATGTTAGCTCTCAAGATGAAAGCATGACTCAGGTACCAGCTGAGAGTATTGATAAACAAATCACCTCCATTCAAGACAATAAATCAGATGAAAATGATGGATTAGGCTTTTGGGGATGGTTTTGGTTAATTTTCTTTGCGTTTTTTGCATTTTCCATTTTCGCTTATTGGCAAGATAAACGCAAAAAACGTTTTGAAGAGAAAGTTCCAGAACAGGTTTCAATGTCGCTCCCTCCTGCACATCCTTCTTCTTATTTCTCAGTCGTTAATAAAACATCTCCGGCATTTAAAAACGAACGATTGGAAAAGGGGATCAAGATTTTTCTCCTTTGTGCTCTATTGATTGGGGGCGTAGTAGCAATAATAAGTATTTCACCATGGTTATTAGTAGCCACTATTATTGTTTTACTTTTGGGGGTCGCTGTCCATTCTGAAAATAAAAAAGTAAAGCTTTTTGAAGAACAAGTTGCGATGTTGCAACCAGACATTCCTCCCTCTAATTTTGAGGAAGGATGTAAAATGCTTCAAGAACTTGACGCAAGTGAGTATGATTATCGTTTAGCACGCAATGAAAAACTGTTGGGAGTTCAAGAACGCGTTTCCTTTGATATTAGTAAAAAGACCAGACTTTTGGGACGTCTTTTGGTTACAGATAAAGCTATTGTATTTGAAAGTCCCGAAAGGAATGAAAGGACTACTTGGACACGAATTGCATCAGTAGCTATAACATACAAAGGATGCCAAATCAGTCGCCGTACCGGTGTTCCACTGAATTACCAATTCACTGCTTTTTCAAGTCCAAGGTTTACAGCAGTAATTCGAACGCTTGGATAGCCTTATTGATTTTAAACACACCAAACAAAGATACCTCATTGTTTTTGCTCCCGTAAAATAAGTTTATACATACCGGATTCTGAAGCTTGGACATCTGAGACAATGAAGTATTCTTGAGAGGCGTCTTCAGTGTTTTCAGGCGCCATCACAACAACGCTATCTTGAGGTTTTGGTGGTATTCCCCCGATATCATTGATACAAAGATCAAGTTCCTTTTTTGCGATTGTGGTGGGGATTCTGCCACCAGCCTCCGATTCCGAATGTTTAATGGTGTAAATCGCTGTAATTTGAAACGATTGTTGATTATCCTTTCGCGTGTAGATGACGGGTTGCCCAAAGGTGTTGCGCACGTCTTGAATCATTTTATGAAGCAACCCATGCCATCGCATGTTATTTTCCTCCACTGACCGCTTTAAAGAGCATTTCAGGACGCGTGCAAATATAAAGCGGATAGCTATAGACCTCCGGTTTTACCCATGCATTACGGTCGTTATCAACGATCAACATGGTGTAGAGAGGTTTTCCAACCGTGTTGGCAAAATCCAAACTTTCTCCTGGTGCAAAGGTTTTTTGAAACACTCCCGGTGCATTGGCAGGCAAGAATTGACATTCATCAGGCTTAATGCCTATGGCGCGCTTTGTTCCAGCCTTCGCACTCACATTATAGTTGTGAATGCTCCGGTAATTAATGAAAGTGACGCCCGCAAAGTCAAAACTGCCAAAGCTCCCAGAGCCAATCGCACTTGGTGTTGCAACACCTCCAGCACTATTTAAAGTTTGTGCAAGAGCTGTGTTGAGATAAGTCTCACGAATTGTTTTATGGTTTTTCAATTTGGAGAAAAATTCATTTCCACAAAGCCCAATAATGCGTGAACGATCAGAAAATGCTCCCTTTGAAGCTTCAATCATTTTCATAATGACTTGATCAACATGATCCGCAACATTTGTTGTTTCATTATTGAGTTTAAAATCAATCGGCTTTGGTGGTGCGATTTCCCATTCCTTGTACCAATCGACAATAACAGAGCCATCGGCATCAAGCACAACACCCTGGACAGCGCCAAGTTGCATGTTTTCCCATGTCAATTCGATTTCAGAAATCAGTTTCTTTTGTTTTCTGGCAATATATTTCATTGCCGTCTCTAACTGGTCTTCTGTACCAAATTCCCGTCGGTTCTGGATTTCCTCTGATTTCACCGTATCACTTTTGGCAATACGTGTTGTTTTGAAAAAGCGGAGATTCCGCCCATCTCTATCACCTTCAACCAAGGGGGCGCCACGTTCACTGGTTTGAATCAAGGACAATGTATTGTCACGTCTTTCAATACCAACCACTGTGGTGCTTGTTTCCACTTCCTCAAAAAGATTAAGAGAACTAATGAGACCCGGTTGAAACTCATAGTTTTCAATCGCTTTCATCATTGTGGTGGCAGAGAAAGCATCATGTTTAAAAAAATTCATATCCATGTGCGCATTCTCCTATCGAAATAGAATGTTGTTATGGTCTTCTAAAAACTGAATGGCATCTTTCTTCTGATCGTCTGTGATGGCATCTGGCCATAGCAGTTCAGAAGCTTTTACGGTGCATAAGCGTGCTGTAATCACCGCGCGTTGATCTGCCTCTGTTGCATCAACAGTGGCAAAAGAAATCCCAACAGGTCTTGTACTGCCATCTGATGCTGATGGATTAAGAGGAACATATTTTCCTGTTGCCATTATTTTTCCCATAACAGTGCCGGCTTCAATGAATGCTCCTGATGCAAATATCACTTCTTCATTGGACATATCCGGATCGTAGGGTCCAAGATAAGCACCATTGCGTACGTCTTCATAAAAAACTTGACTCATTTTATTGCCCTCCAAGCTGTTTCCCATTTTGCATGAATTTTTTCCTTGCTCGTCCCATCCCTATGAGGAGCTGTGGTTGATAGTTTTAAAGATGCGCTTTTCGAGACAGCGGCGGTTAAAACAACATTTTTTGCTTTCTCAACACTCATGCCGCTTTTAATGGCTTTTGCTGCATCAAAAGAAACGCCTAAGCGCTTTGCTTGCCTTTCAAGGTTTGTCAGTGCCTCGCCACGTTTTCTTTCCTTTTCAAGAGCAGCTTTTACGCTTTCCTGTTTATCTTCGTCCTCATCTTCGTCTTCGTCGAAGTCTTCATCAATGTCGCTCTTGTTTTCGTCCTCTTCGTCTTCGTTGATGACGTCGACAACTTTTTCATCATCATCTTCTTCGGCGCGGTATTGTGTGCGTGCCATGTGTTTTGTCCTTCTTTTGTTGCTGTTGGGGTTTGTGATATGGAATCCGTTAAGGCTTCCAAAGCTTGCGCAAGGGTGCCCTGCGCATCTGCTAATCCAAGCTCTAAAGCTTGGATGCCTATAAAAGTTTCTGCTTTTGTGTCACGAATTGCGTCCGCACTCAGAGGTCTGTTTTTTGCAACCCAATCGACAAACATCTCGTAGAGCAGGGCACAATCGGCTTGCATTTTTATCTGTGCTGTATCGCTCAAGGGTTCGTGAGAATTGCCATGCGTTTTGTGATCACCTTCAAAAACAAAGGTCCATTTAAGTCCCTGTTTCTCATCTGCAAGAGATTGGTCAAGATGGGCGCAAACAACCCCAATGGAACCCACAACACCTGTGCGTGCAATCCATATTTGAGAAGCTGCACAAGCAATGGCATAAGCTGCCGAACAAGCAAATTCATTGGCATGCGCCCAAATGGGCTTGGCATATTGTTTTGAAAGGGTTTGAAACTCTTCAACCAAATCAAAGATGCCACCGGCTTCTCCACCACCACTATCAATATCAAGTAAGACAGCATTCACATCAGGCTGTGCAATGGCTTCACGAAAAGAAGCCCTTAAACCTTCATAAGAAGTCAAGCCCGATAAAGCTCCAAGCCATGCGCTACGGCGTACAAGTGTGCCATGAACCGGTATGATGGCAATATTGTTTTGGACCACGTAAGTTTCTGGTGGTCTGAAAGCTTCTGTATTACCTTGCGAATAAGCTTCAATGGGAAACTTTTCACCTGCAAAAAGGCGTGGTGCAAGAGCATTAAGGATGATATCAAGCTTTGTGGAGGCAAGCATGTGTGGAACCACAAAAAGCCGTGATGCCAAAAACGGCATGTCGAGATTATTCACCATTTTTGTGTGCCTCGCTGCCTTGGTTGCTTTCATAAGTCTCTGAAGGGTCTGAATCTGTGGTATCAATTATTTGATTGTCACCAGAGGATGCCGCCATATCCGTATCAAAAGATAAACCGCGTGCACGAGCATCTGTGTGTTCTTCCTCAAGTTCGGCATGAATGCTGTCGATATCAAAGCCGCGCTCGGCCAGTGCCATGCGTCGTGTTTTCAAGCCTGCACGGATTTCTTCTTTTTCTGCCGAAATATCCTTGTTTGGATCAATCATTTCAAGGGGTGGTGCAAAGCTTTCACATTGAAGCCATGGCAAGGGATTTTCTTCCCATCCGGGTAAGTGAACGCGTCCAGAAAGTACTGCCATTTCAACAAAACGTTCCCAAACAATGCGGTTAAACTGAAAGGCAATGATATGTTCACGCCATTGTTTGACATGCCGTCTAAACTGAATGATAGAAGTTCGCACATTGGAAAAATTACCGCGCGTAACGTCTCCAGTAACAACGGCATAAGGCATATTGAGAGCCGAGCAAATTTTTAAAATATTGCGAAATTGGAAAGCCTCATAAGAACCTCCAACCTCAACAGGGGTTGAAAATGTAATTTGTTTTTCGCCATCCACCATGTTGACCGAGCCAGGGTAAATTTTATCCACGTCAGCTGCCTCTTCAGGCTTCTTTGGGAGCCTCGTTTGTTCACGATTCTCCTCTAATGCCGCATCATGAGATTCCTTTCCTGTAATAAACACTGCAAAAAGAGCCGCTGTCCTTTTTCGATCAAGTTCTGCATCGTCATAGGATTCGAGTTGAAAGATCTTTGTCATAGAGCGCGTTATTTTGGGAGAACCGCGTAATTGTCCTGCGATACGGCGCTCTTTGATATGAAGGACCATTTCAGCAGGCACACGTATGCGGTCTTGGCTCTTAAAGGCTCTGTTTGCAGGGCAATCATCATAGGGATGATGTTCCCAGAAATGATAAGCAACACGCTTGCCACTTGCATTAAACTCAATCCCCATACGAATGTAATTGCCTTCAGTTTCAGCAGGTCCATTGTAGGTAAGGTCCAGCATTTCGGTGGGATAAATTTGCAATTGAAACGGCACACCAGAGCGCCCATAAAGGTCAACATAATGCAGCCTGACAAAACATTCTCCGGTTAAAAAAACCTCTCGTGCAATCGTTGCTTGTAGACCATAAAAGTTGGCATCTTCATCGTAGTCTGCTTCATCAACCCATTGCCACCATAAGTCTAAAAGCTTTTTCTTTTCTTCTTGAAAACCTTCAATACGAGGATAAGGTTTAATCCCATCACTCACAGCCGCAGAGACCCATTCCTCCGTTGCAGATCCATAAAGAGATTCATTGTCATAAAGCCATCTTGAACGGGCAACAATGGTATCACCGCATTCTTCAATTGCTTTATTGATATGTTTTTTTGCGGGATCAAAACCACCCATGCGACGGCTTTTGCTTGCAGCTTCAAAAGGCGGATTATGTTGACGAGAAATTGTAAAAAAGCCTGTGAGTTTATTGAAAAAGCCAGCCATTAATAGCCCCTAGAGATATTTAAATAAAAAACACGTGAACCTTTGCGTCCTTCAAGGTCCGCTATTTGCGTATTGATCATTTCAAGAGCTCTGCGCAGTTCCTCAACAGAGCGGTTGCTGACTTGCTTATCGCCGTGACGCACTGATTGCGCTCCCGAATAAAGAGCCTCTTCAATTTGTTCTCGCCGCCTTTTTAAACTTTCCAGTCTGTCAGTTTTGCTGTTTACTTGGTTCAAGTCTGTGCGCATAAATTACCTCCAGTCCCCTCGCATATAAGGACTTATCACTGTTCTGAATGGCTTCTTTTTAGGCTGTGTTGTCTGAGATCTTCTTGGAGAAGGAGAGGGAGGATGTTCTGATGTTGGCTGCTCTAAAGCACCTTCAATTTTAAGTTTTTCCAAACGCTCTTCTAAGATATCGACTTCTCGATTAAGGTTTATTCCTGCCGAAATCAGACCTTGTAAAGCAGCATAAGCATAGACTCTACAGTCCAAGGCTTCATTTCTTGCCTTTTCACTTTTTTGCCATTCAATACGCTTGAAACCTTTAAAATATTTAATGACTTTTCTTTCAGCGGTTAGCTGGTCAAAATATTCCTGGTCAAGGCTTTTATGAAAGTGTGTTGCACCAGCCCCCGTTGCTTCAGGACCCGATTTCTTAAACCGTGCTGTAATGATATCTTTCGCTGCATCAACCCCAACAATATAAAGATTAATCTGTCCTTTATTGTTTTTGCTTGGTCGGCGTGGCCATACCGCACGCCATCCCGCCTGTCCTTTAATCCCCCAGATACGCCGCCCCTCACGCGGGCGTACATAATTATAAACCGCCTGTGTGTGTCCACCACCGGTATCAATACAAGCCGCTGTTATCCTAATCCCCTCTTTATAGCCTGGATGTGGCCAGCGCTTTGCAAGATATTCATCCAATTGGTCCCACACTTCAAAAGAAGAGGGATCACCAAGGATAACTTGATAATCAATATGCCAACTTTCTTCACTACGCCCCCATCCCACCACTTCAAGCTCTAAACGGTCATTTTGCACATCAATGCCTGCTGTCAACACGACGGCTTGTTCTGGTGCAAGGGGATACTCTTCGCGTTTTGCATAGAGGCTGTCTGGATCAACAACTTCGCCTGTTCTGTCCTCCCATGGCTCTCCAAGCACTGTATTGACAAAAGGCTGTAGAAGAGCTGGATCATCCTTGGCATTTAAAAACTCTCTTGCGCATTCCCCCCATGTAAGCCAAGGAGAATAAAGTGCCGAAATATGATAAGAACGCAAATTGGGTCTGCTTGACTCACTGGTTGGGACCCAGCATGCACCTCTTTCTTCACACATGAGATCTGTTTTTCGGTGCTCGGCATGTTCATGACCACAATGCGTACAAACAAAAACAGCTTTTTCAGGGGCGCCTTTTGGCCATTTAATTTGTGACCAAACAATGGGTTGTAAAACACCACACGCATCACAAGGGACGTTGTAATATCGCTGGTCTCCTAGCACAAAATCCTTAGCAATACGGCTTGTGTCACGGTGGGTGGGTGTAGACAATTTAAAAATCTTTCTCTGCACAAAGGTTGAAGTGCGCTTTTCTGCAATCATCACCGGATCACCTTCGTTATCGACACTGAGAGGATAAGCATCCACTTCATCCAAAATCAGATAACGAATAGGCATAGAACGCAAACCAGCCGCACTGTTTGCTCCTGTAAGCATCAATGCACCACCATCAAACTCTTTTGAAAACATGGTATTACCGCTGTCACGTGCTCGCGCTGGGGCAATGCGTTCACTTAAAACTGGGCTTGCCATAATCATGGGATCAAGCCGCGTCTTTGAAAGCTTCTTGGCTGTCTCAACCGTGGGCATGACATAAAGGGCAGGTCCAGGACTATAATGAATAGCATAACCACAGAAGTTCAATCCTGCCTCTGACATGCCAACCTGCGCTCCTTTCATGACAATGGTTGTTTCAATCGGTTTGTGAGAGGAAAGGTTATCCATGATTTCACGCAAATAGGGGGTGCGTTTTGTTCTCCACAATCCAGGTTCAGCACTTGCTACGGTGCTAAGGTATCTATTCTTGTCCGCCCATTGCGAAACCGTATACGGTGGGTCCGGTTGTCTTGCATCATTGGCATTGGCGAAAAATTCTTCGACTGCATTGTCATCCATTATTCGTTTCTTGCAAGTTCTCTAACTCTGGAGAATGAGGATCATGAAAAGGCACTGGAATATGAACCGCTTCAAGCAAAGCTTTTCGTATGTAATAATCAATGGCACCGATAAGGCTTGCTGCATCACATCCAACTTGTGCGGCAATGCTTGCCCCGAAACGATGAGGAAAGTTCAACATGGCATCACGGTGTGCTCTTCCAAACTCACGCGCTGCTCTCTTGACTTCTTCACGGTCAACGGTTGTTTCGCGTAAGCGTTCAAGGGCAATCTTTTCGCTTTCAAGGGCAACTTGCATTCGCTCCAGTTTAATTTCGTATTCATTGGCACCCTCTGTAGAGACTTGTTTGATCTTTGTTCGCGGTTGACCATCTGGTGCTAAAAATGGAGCTGGGCGCTTTGTTGGATTCTCATTCCAGATAGCTGTTGCAAGCGCTTCATTGACAGAACCATCTTCAAAAAGAGCCTGATCAAATTTTCCTGTTTTAAAACGAGAAACCACTGCATTCGGTGAAACACGCATCTTTTTGGCAAACGCACGAAGCGATAGACCTTCACGATGCTTCTTTGTCATTTCTACCTCTTTTGCTAAATATTTTTCAACATTCATCCTTTTCTTTAGATTAGTATCATGTTATGATACATAAAAGAACGAATGAAGGTGACTTGGTAATTGAATCTTTTGCGGATAAGCGGTGTAAAGATCTTTTAGAAGGCAATCCACCTAAAGGTTTTCCCACAACTCTCGTGCGTATAGTCCAACGAAAATTATTTATGCTGGATAAAGCAGTTGATCTCAAAGATTTACGCAGTCCTCCGGGTAATCGTTTAGAGGCATTGAAAGGAGAGCGTAAAGGTCAATATTCTATTCGTATTAATGACCAGTTTCGCATTTGTTTTGAGTGGCGTTCTAATGGTGCCTATGAAGTTGAAATCGTCGATTATCATTGATCCGTAGGAGGTCGAGATGAAAAATTATATTGCTATTCATCCCGGAGAAATTTTACGGGAAGAATATTTAAAAGAATATGCTCTCTCTGCTTATGCTCTTGCCAAAGCCTTGAATGTTCCACGCACTCGGATAGAACGGATTGTAGCAGAAAATAGTCGGATAACTCCTGATACAGCACTACGATTAGCCTCTTTTTTTGATACAACAGCTGAATTCTGGCTCAACATGCAAGCTGCTTACGATGTCAGTGTCTTACAAGCTGAAAAAGCAGATGAATTTTCCAAAATTAGTAAATTTGAATGTAGAGTTTAATGATCTTTCCACTTATAAGGTTTTACGACGTAACAGATAATTGACGATCCGGTATAATCGGGTCTATATTCCGGTATGCGAACGGATACACTTCAAGTCACATAAGGATTATTGGTTTTCAAAAAAAACTTTGAAACAAGATGTGGCTACACAAAAGAAGATTTGGAAGCCGTGGATTCTCTACCACTAACAGATGAAGAACTTGCACGCTTAAAACCAGCTAAAGAAGTTTTACCACCCTCCTTCTTTAAGTATGTAATAGAAGAGCGCTGTAAACGTGGGTGAAGTCTTAAAAAAGAAAGCGATTGTTAAGCCAAACGATCTCTCCACTTTAAAAATAATGCTTTACAGTTGAAATTAAACTTCAATTGTATTACATTGAAATACAGTTGAGAGAGGAGAAATCATCATGGCTACCAGTCGCATGGTTCAAGCACGTGTACCGGAAGAAATTCAAAATGTCGCTAGTCAAGTTATTCAAGCTTCAGGTTTGACAGTGAGTGATGTTGTGAGGGTATTGATGACTCGTATCGCGCAAGATAAAGCTATTCCATCTGTTTTGTTTCAACCCAATGCAGAAACCATAGCAGCTTTTGCTGAAGTTGATGAAGGCAACTTAAAAAAGTTTCATTCCGTAGACGAATTATTTGATGATCTTTATGCGGACGATTGAACGTACGACTATCTTCAAACGTGATTTCAAGCGTGAGATGAAAGGACAACATCGGCATCTTTTAGATACTGATTTACGCAAAGTCATCGCAGCATTAGCAAACGATCAACCTTTAGAGATACGGTACCGTGATCATGCATTGACTGGAAATTGGAGTAATTACCGAGATTGTCATATTCGACCTGATCTAGTGTTGATTTATCGCTTGATTGGTCAAGATAGGCTAGTTTTAGTGCGTCTTGGTTCTCATTCACAACTTGATCTTTAAATCACCTCCCCACCTTAAAGATGGGGAAGGGGATGTTTCATTTTAAGCAACCTTTTTAATAGGGTTATCCAAATCTGGTTCATAAGCGCGCAACAAAGAATCCATGCTATGTGGTAACTCTGAATCGCCAAAATCTGTTAGAACTGCTAAAATCTTAACAATATTCGGTACATCATCTTGGAGTTTTAAAACTAAAACCTTTTCTACCAGACTCATGATGTCAACCAGAGCTGTACACTCTTTTTCGTTGATATTTTCATCATTAGAAAACTGAAACAATGCCATCCACAAATCGCATAAGAAGTTGGTGTCTATCTTCATTGCACACCTCCATGGATTTGTTCTCTCAAACAAGCTAATCCTTTTGGTGTAATTTTTGTTGAAGGGAGCACCTTTTCTGTACCATCCGGTCTTTGAATGGTGATAGCAGGACAGTCCATAAAACCTTTCTTTATCTTATCTTGATAAGGTAACAGTGGGCCACTCGGAGCACGTCGATAGACCCAATCGTGTTTACGTAAGTAATCGGTTAAATCTTTTGGACGTACTTCAAGCATCTTCGCTGCTTCGATAAGACCGAACAGCCCATCCGAACGTTTTAAGCCTTCCAAAGCTTCTGCTTTTGGCGCTAATTCAGCAATCACATGATCTTTCTGCTCAATTTGGCTTTGTAGGTGATTCAAGACACCACGCAACACTTCGGGTTTAGAATAGTCAACTTGTGGTGTTTCTATCTGTAAAGTAGCTGCTTGTTTTAACCGTCTTTCACACTCAATAAAGTATAAACGAGCTTCTCTACCTTTCTTATTGTTCTCCACCATAGAAAGTTCTTTGGCTACATTTAAGGTGAGGTGATAATCTTTAGAGGGACGACCACCTTGGAGGTTTTCCCCAAAATTGGTGAAAACTAAATAATCCTGATTTTCTAATAAATTATATTTGTTGATGCGATCTTTAATCCAAGTAGAAAAATCTTTACCTACTTCTAAGAATGTATGTAACTCACGTGCATTTACTGTCTGAACGATATCACCATCAATCGTAGTTTTGTGTATGTCGATTAAATATTGTGCCATGATGTTGGCTCCTGTGTAGTTAAACGTTTTTGATTGACACTTCAAAAAGTGCCGGGTGCTCAAAAACACGGTACACAGTCCGTCGTTACGCTTTCCCCGCGAGGGTATTGTATAGCATAACCACACCCGACAAGCCATTTATATGCCACAAGCATATAATGAGTCAAAGCCTTTAATGTGCGGAGAAGAGATTGTTTCGGCAATCTACCCGCTGTGTATTTAAGGTGTTTTTGAGGCACCTGATTCGACAATAGACATAATACTGACATGTTGTCAAACAAAAAATTAAAATATTGACGAGCTTCATGTCCTTTATCATTACGTTCGATCATGGAAAGGTGTTTAGCCATGTCTAAGGTAATGTGGTATTCTTTAGAAGGACGCCCACCTGAACTTTCGCTCAAAAAAGAGCAAAAGTCATATCCTTCTTTAAATTTACAGTCTTGAATACGTCTGATAATCCAGTCTTTAAAGCTGGTTTTTACTTCTAAAAACGCATGCAAATCACGTGCGTTAACAGTTTGAACAGTTTCCTGTCCAACAGTTTGTTCCGATATCGGAATAAGAGTATTCATAATGAACTCCTATCGATTAGAGGTTTTTGATTGACACTTTAAAAGAGTGCCGGGCGCTCAAAAACACGGTCGATAGTCCGTCGTTACACTTTCCCCACAAAGGGTATTGTATAGCGTAACTACACCCGACAAATCTATTATACGCATGTAGCGTATAATGAGTCAAAGCCTTTAATGCACGGAAAAAAGATTGTGTCGGCAATCTATCCGCTATCGATTTAAGGTGTTTTTGAGGCACCTGATTCGACAATAGACATACTGACAGTACATTGTCAAATAAAAATTTAGCAAATCTACGTAAGTAATCGGTTAAATCCTTTGGTCGCACCTCTAACATCTTCGCGGCTTCGATAAGACCGAACAGCCCATCCGAACGTTTTAAACCTTCCAAAGCCTCTGCTTTTGGAGTCAATTCGGCAATGGTGTTATCCTTTTGCTCGATTTGGCTTTGCAAATGATTCAAGACACCAAGTAATGCTTCAGGTTTGGAGTAGTCAACTTGTGGTGTTTCTATCTGTAAAGTAGCTGCTTGTTTTAACCGTCTTTCACACTCAATAAAGTATAAACGAGCTTCTCTACCTTTCTTATTGTTCTCCACCATAGAAAGTTCTTTGGCTACACTTAAGGTGAGGTGATATTCTTTACGATTGTGACCACCTCTACCTTTGCTTCCCAAAATAGGGAAGCAAACAAAATCTTGATTTTCTAATAAATTGTATTTGTGGATACGTTCTGTAATCCAATCCGCAAATTTTTTACCTACTTCTAAGAATGTATGTAACTCACGTGCATTTACTGTCTGAACGATATCACCATCAATCGTAGTTTTGTGTATGTCGATTAAATATTGTGCCATGATGTTGGCTCCTGTGTAGTTTAGACGTTTCTTAATGACACTCCAAAAGAGTGCCGGGTGCTAAGAAACACGGTACACAGTCCGTCGTTATACTTTTCCCAAAAGGGTATTGTATAGCATAACCACACCCGACAAAATCATTATATGCGTTTAACCTACAACGAGTCAAAGCCTTTAATGCGCGGAAAAGAGATTGTTTCGGCAATCTATCCGCTGTGTATTCAAGGTGTTTCTTAGGCACCTGATTCGACAATAGACATAATACTGACATGTTGTCAAACAAAAAATTAAAATATTGACGAGCTTCATGTCCTTTATCATTACGTTCGATCATGGAAAGGTGTTTAGCCATGTCTAAGGTAATGTGGTATTCTTTTACCTTTCCACCGTTTTCTAAATTTTTAGAAAGCGTTATAAAGTTTATGTTTTCCAAAAACTTACATTCTTTAATGCGATTTTTAATCCAGTCTGCAAACTTTGATGTGATTCCCAAAAATGCATGCAAATCACGAGCATTGACGGTTTGAACAGTTTCCTGATCAATAACCTGTTCTGATATTTTAATGAGAGTCATTGTGAATCCCTAGTTGTTAGATGTTTTTCATTGACACTTTAAAAGAGTGCCGGGTGCTGAAAAACACGGCAACTAGTCCGTCGTTACACTTTTCCCATAAGGGTATTGTATAGTGTAACCACACCCGACAAACCTCTTTATACGCTATACGCATATAATGAGTCAAAATTTTAAATTTGCGGAAAAAAGATTGTTTCGGCAATCCATCCGCTAGTTGCTTAAGGCGTTTTTCAGGCACCTGATTCGACAATAGACATAACGTTACTATCTTGTCAAGTAGCAATGTAGTCTTTTTCTAAAAATAATCATAGATTGTACAGTGTGTATATGAGTGCACATTAAATTCGTTATTTATCAATGTGTTATGTGTACAATGTACAGTCAATTTGAAAATTCTGTCGCTAGCGATAGTTCGCGCTGGCCTGCCCCGCAACGAAGCCAACCCGCTGGGAAGTACCTTTTACATTGATTTTATTGACTTTTTTATGGAAAAAACAAAGCATAAGTGATAATCTATTTTTAAAATTGCAATAAGAATAGGTAATGCCTAAACTCATAAAGATATGGAATATAGAGATAAAGCTTGAGAACATGATCTAGCCTTTCTTGTTGGCAGCGTATTCTTGACGAGCAAGTTGTCTCTGTATGTTTTTGGTTAATCTTTCATTGGCATATTGTGCAATAGCACTTGCAATCTCTGGCTTTGACATCACTTTAGCAATTGAAGGTCCTTCTTGTTTTGCAATGGGGAATTGGTCTCCATCATCTCTTTGAAACACATTCCCTCCCATTTTCAAATCAACACGCTTTGGAAAACTGCCTCCCTTGATAAAACCATGGGTCAAGATTTGTTTCTTTCCAAACAGTGTGTAAGTCACGCCGTGTTTTGTTTCTTTTGCTTTAAAAAATTTAAGAGGCAAGGGAGTTCCAGAACCAATGAGATCTGTCTCAAGAAACCTTGCTGTCGCCTTTTCTTTAATATAAACACCTCTTCTTATACGCTTTATTTGGGCGGATGAGAGGTCGGCAACTTGCTTCTCAGTAAAGCGCTCGACTTGCTTTGCTGCGGTGTTTAGAGCATTCCGTAAAGCCCAATGAAGGCGTGGTGCTTGAAGATTGGTAAAGGTATCTTTTACCTGTTGAAGATACCATTTTTGGTGGATAATTAATTTCAACTTTTAAGCCTTTTTGGGGGTAGGTGTTGAAGGCTTGGAAGCTTTGGATGCTTTTGGTTTTTCGAGAGAGGTTTCCTCTGTTACTGTTTCAGATGATATTTGGTTGGGTTCTTTTTCTATTTGCTTAATCTGTTCAACTGCCTTGTCGGGTTTTATTTTTGTTTTGACGTCAACAAAAGGTTTAGCAGCATTGGCGCGCTTGAGACGAGCATAGACTTGATTAGAAATCTCCACAAATGGATTATTGGGAGTTGAAGTTTCAAAACGAACAGTGCTTTTATTATCGCCAACAACACACATTGGCTTGGTGATGATTGCTTTCATCTTCTCTCCTTTTGAGGCAATGAATTAATGACATTCTTGGTCACTTAATGGCTTTTGATATGTGCAAAATAGATTAGCCTGTTTTATCAATAAAAACAGTAAGTTAAGCCCTCTTGAAAGCTTAAGATTTTATCAAATTTTAGGGGATGTTTTTGAAATTTAGACGCAATACAACTAGGGACAGCATGATCATTAAATAAAATTTTTTACACATTGTCAATAGAAAAAATCTATATTTTGTATTTTTTATCTAAATATTTATAAATATTGAGCAGTATAGGAGAGAAAGGGAATGACAGGTCCAGAAATATTAGATGCCGTGTATATGATATCAATGATAGTTATATCATTCTTAACTATAGCGTTTTGTTTTCCTGCCACCTTTTGATTTTCATTAATATTTTGCAGATCATATGCAATTATACGCTTTTGCAAAAAAATCTAGAGTGAGAAATTTCTCCATATTGATGAGCTAAATATTAAGCTCGTGACGGGCTGCTGTTGCCAAAAAAGCAGATCTTGTTAACCCTCTCTCTTGTGCACAATTATCAATTGCACGCAAAAGCCCTCGTTCAATTGATATATTTGTACGTACGACTTCTGAATCATTTTCAATAAAAGGAACTTGTATTAAAAAAGCTCCTTCTGACAAAGCTTTTTTGACAGCTTTCTGTTGTATCACTTCTTCAAATTTTAAAGGAACAGGCACTGTATCCATATCTTCACAGTAAAGTTGCAAAGCTTCGGTTGCATTTATGATAAGATTTTCTTCTTCATCAGCAGCAGAGAATAGACCTTCAAAATCAGGAAATTGAACACCAAAAGCAGAATCCTCATCTTTATGAACAAGAGCAAAAAATCTTTTCATTCTTCTTCTCCTTTTTTAAACCAGCCTGCTTGTTGTGCAATAGAACGCGCTGTACCAATTGGAAGATTTTTTTTAGGATGTGGGACAATAACAACCTTACCATCTTTTTTAAATTTATGGTGCGAACCTTTTACTTTGACAAGTTTCAAAGCCATCGCGTTTTAATTTTGCAATTATCTTTCGGCTATTTTGTTCCATTCCCTAATCTCATAATGTGTATATATTTACACACTATACTTTTTCTTATTTTAAGTCAACGTTTTTAATAACCACAATGTTTCTGGAGAGCGTTAAGGACTATCCGCCAATGAAGGTACAAGGTATGGTAATTCTTGATCTTCACTAACAAGATACTGTAGCGCAGCATAAAAATTATGCTGTCTATATAGGTGTTGTGTTTCTTTTATTACCTCTTGCATATTCAAAAATTGTTTTGTTGCAAATTCAACCCATTTTTTTCTAGCTGCTTCATCAGAAGATGAGGGCATTTTATCATAAATTGCACTAGGCAATGTTTTTGCACAGAGGTAATCATTTCTCACTTCAAGATATTTTTGTGCAGCATCATATTGGTCTTGATTGATGTTGCCTTGTAGATAAAGCCGTCCGATATAAGTACCGGAAAGCGGATTTTTTGCTTCTTGTAAGGTTAAACAGAAGCGTTTGGCACGCATTTCAATTGCCAATTTATCGATAGGATCAAGAGGCATTTTTGTCCGTGAGATACGACCATTGGGTTCTCTGATACATCCATTAATACGAGGGCGTCCGCGTTTTGTCCGTTTTTTTCTTTTAGCCATATTTTTTCCATCAGAATGGGACGCCATCATTAAGAGCTGTGCTATGATCTTGAGCACCTGAGGCAATAGCATAATTTTGAGAAGTAATGGGTGAGGGGTGTTCAGATTGCTCTTTCTTTGCATCAAGTAAATGCAACTCGCCTTTATATTGTGGCAGGACAATCTCTGTTGTGTAACGGTCATGACCGTTTTTATCTTGCCATTTACGGGTTTGTAATTTGCCTTCTATGTAAACCTTTGAACCTTTGTGTAGATACTGAAGTGCTATTTTTGCAAAATGCGGATTAAAAACCACTACGGAATGCCATTCTGTTTTTTCTACTTTTTGGTACGTATTTTTATTCATATAGCTTTCAGAGGTTGCCATACGAAAATTGACCACCTCAGCACCAGAAGTTATCGTTTTGCTCTCAGGATCATCTCCTAAATAGCCAATTAACATCACTTTATTGAGCATGTTTTCACTTACCTTAAATTGTATTTAAATATGTAAAAAATCTTAGCATAATTTGGTTAATTTTTTCCATTATTTCAAATAGATATTATTGATTATTAACATATAACATTATGTTTTATATGACGAAATTAATAAATAATCGATTGACTAAATGCATTGTGTATCGTATCAAGTAACAAAAGGGGTCATATATGGCAATCGTTAGTTTCAAACATAAAGGGTTGAAGTTGTTTTTCGAAAGAGGAATTGTTAAAGGAATACAACCTGCACATGCTAAAAAATTAGCAAATATTTTAGTGATTTAGATACGACGATATTCGCTCCTGAACAAATGACTATTAAATCATACCGTCTCCACGAGCTTACAGGCGATTTAAAAGGCTATTGGTCAATGCGTGTTAATGCAAATTGGCGTGTTACTTTTCGTTTTATTGGAACAAATGTTGAACTTGTTGATTACCAAGATTACCATTAATTTTTGAGGTGTTATCATGATGTACAATCCCCCACACCCTGGTGGTATTTTGAAAGAAGAGTTGCTTGATGAACGAGGATTGACAATAACAGAGGCAGCAAATCGTCTCGGCGTTGCGCGTTTAACTTTATCACGTGTTTTGAATTGTCATGCAGCAATTAGCATTAATTTAGCTTTACGCTTAGAAATAGCTGGTTTAAACGACGCAGAATTTTGGCTTAAATTGCAACAAAAGCATGATTTATGGCAAGCTCGGCATAATAACCCCATGCCGGATATTTCGTCTTTAGAGCAAGTAAGCCATCCTTAGCAATTAAGACTTGGCTTGACCGTTTTTTCGCTTAAAACACATCAAATGTTTTTTGATAATTTTTTAATTTCTCTATTGATCTCGGCTATGAGGGGTTCATAATTTGAGAACACTTTTAGGTACCGCACCCCCATAAATCCACGCTTTTACTTGCGCTTTGGTGCTAAAGTCCGCATTCTCAGGTATTTTGTAATACTGACCGCCATCAAATTTTTCACACTCTCTTGTACCGTCTTCATATTCGTAGAGATTATAAAAATACTCAGCGGCTCCATCTCCCCACGGCACATATCCAACAGCGGTTGCAACAAATTTTTTTTGCATGGGCTGTTTACGGTTTTTTAAGAGCAAATGTTTTAAAATGGGCATGTTTTCATCCTATATTTTACCAATAGCGTTATTTGTCTCAAATTTGACCGTATGGTGCGTTTTATGTTCCTAATGTGGTTTGTATCAAAAAAGTTCTAAATCGCGCTGTACGGTGCCTTTTTGTTGATTTAAACGCATATCTAATCCAAAAAGATCAGCACTTTTCACTGAAAAGGATTTAACCCAATCTTCGGTTTTTCAAGCATTTGCATCAATTTATCCCATTTTTCAGCAGAAATAGGTTCTCCTTTCGGCTTAATCTCTGGTCTATCGAGTGAGGTAAATATCCCTTTAACAGTAGTTCGAATATCGTCTTCAAGCTTTTCACAGTAAAGCAAAAGATCAGCAGAAGCGGGCATAAATGTCGTCGACAAGCCTTCTGCTTTACCCTTCATCACATCCCTTGTTGCAGTTTTGATTGCCCAACGGCTTAAACCATCGAGAGAAAAAAGATAAGCAACAGCTGTGGCTTTTTCATCTTCTCCAGGTTGGCTTTTAAGTCCACCAGAAAGCATGAGAAACATAGCTTTTATTTCTTCCTCAGAAGCTTTTTCATCAAGCATTTGCAAAGCTTCATTACCCAACGAAATAATTCTCTTCGCTTCTGCAGGTGATGGCTTTTTGCCCGGTAGCCAATGGAATGGAGGGTTTTGCATCATCCTCGAACAAAAATTTGTACGGACTGTCTGCATTTTTGAAATCGGACATGTGTTGTGTAATTCTATAGGCACGACCGCGCTGTTGTCCTGTTTGGGAATTGGTTTGTGTTCCATAATTTTCTCCTTGTTTGTAATTTTTTGAATTTCTCACCCAGTTACGCCACGTTGCTTGCCAATCGATTTTGGTTGCATTTGCTCCAGCTTTTGAATGCCAGTAATCTCGAAACTTTGCGATTTCGACTTTGACACGCTCTGGAGGCAAGCCCTCTTCGATTGCAAAATCGTAATCGGGTTCGAAATCATCCGGTAATCGACAACCCCGATTAGCTTTTGACCGCTTGGCTTTCTTAGGAACGTTTTCTTGCTCGTGAATGGGAGGTTGGTTATCTGATGATGTTGCGATTTGATCTGATTGGCTCTCAACAGCATCAACCTCTGTTGGCTCTTCAACCAAATCCGTTGTTTGTAAATTTTCAGAACCAATTTCTTTTTTTGCTAAAACGATAGTTTTAGTTTTTTTATTATATATGTTATTGTTATTGTTAATGGCATCATTAAGCATTGCTTGTGCATTGCTAAAATCCCCACAAGCATCATGCTTAGCATCCTTAAGCATACCGTTAGCATCATGCTTAGCATTTTTAGCATCTTGATCATCACTCATTGTTTTTGCTTTATGATATTTTTCCCATTTTGCCTGCGCTGCTTTCTTTGCTCTCTCTGAAAACTTATTTAAATTTTCGTTTGAGTTATTGAGTTCTTCTTCAACATCTGAACTCCACAAACGTCCATCTTCTAAACAAATGATGTGTCCGGATCTAAATAAATAATCTAACGCCTTTTCAAATCTTTTTACTGTACAACAAGTAAAATGAGATAATATTCGTGCATCATTCAAAAGAGGTTCCCGCATGTGTAACATTCTTATCCGCAACTTCACATAAACATTGACTTCCATAGGTGGTAAATCAGAGAGTTTAAATAGCCACTGGTCTGTATTAAGTCTCGTCCAAGCCAATTTAGTTGACATATTTTACCTCCTTTTCTTCATTATTATTAAAGGTAAAATTATCTAACTCTTCACTGAGGTTATTGAGTTCCTCTTCAACATCGAGATTCCATAAACGACCATCTATCTCAATAAGTTTATCATTTCTCATGAGATATTCGACAATAGCTGCAAATTTTTTCTGCGAACAATGACAAACGCGTGCAAGCGTTTCAAAATCTGTTTTAAGTGGTTCTTTTTTTTCATACATGCAAACGAGAAGGGTTATATACACACCCCGTTGTTCAGATGTCATTCCATTTGTACCACTTATCCAGTCATACAAATAAAATCTTACCCATGGCATTGCATTAGACATGCGTACCCCCTTCTTTCATTAGATATAAAATTGCCAAAGCATCTGCTTCGTTGTCATCTTTAGGCGCGTGCCCTTTTGCACACACCGCTTTAATCATCTCTTCTTTTGAGGCATTGCCTTTTCCTGTCGTTTCTTTCTTAATCGTCCCAACGGGAATGCCTTCATAAGGAATTTGGTGATGTTCACACCACGCCGTTAAGGTTGCTAACAAGCCGCCATAAACATGCGCTGCATCCGTCCCTACATGACGGCGCACTTCTTCAAAATACACCGCATCAATTCTCCTTGCTGTCATCTTCATTTCAGTAAGCCATTGTTTAAAACGCAAATAACGCATCCCACCGCCTTCAAAGCGACGGGGCTGAAAATTCATGACGCCACTGAATATATGACCATCAGCACCGCATATAGCCCAGCCAGTCTTGCTACCTAGATCAAGACAGAGAATGGTTCGCGTGTTATTGATCATAATCCCCCCTTAGGCTCTACATATTTATATGCGTGCTATGACAGAGCGTGTTGTGATTGCTTGTCTTGAAAAAATGTTTTTGAAAAAGTATCCTCTCAACAATTCTAAAAAAGTGGGGAGGGGAAAGATGCAAGAATGGATAGTTGATAAGGTTGTATTCTTATTGCACCGGATAAATGATAGTGCTGTATTTTTGCTGCACTGGATAAGTGATAATCTTACGATTGCTCCTATCATTGCTACGATAGTTACTGGAATGGTGACACTTTTTGTGCAACAACGAAGCTTAAAAAAACAACTTAAAATCTTCCAACGACAAACTATAGCATCAGAAACCCAGACAGCTATTCTATTAGAAGATAAAAAAGCACGGGATTTGGGACCATATTTGAAATTGAAGGCAGTATTCTTCCCACAAAAATATGAAGGCACTTCACGCGTTAGGGTGAAATTGTGCATTATAAATCTTACTAAAGAAGATATAATGATAAGGAATATACGCATATCGAAAAAAAGTCCATTTAAGTTTGTTAAAAATGCTTGCCCTTTCGTTAGATGGCCATCTAAAACTTCAGCTGAACACCTCGTCATTAAAAGAACAACGCCCAAACTTATTGCGTTATGTCCCCAAAATATAAAATCAAATGCTTCATCAGAGTATGCTTTAAATTTTTTTATTATACGTGCTAAATGCTACACTTTTTTAGATTTCATAATTAGCTGCCGTAAGCCTAATTCCCGCAACATTGCAAATTTTACACTTGACCACACTTCGATTGTTAACCCAGAGGAAACATTCACTGTTCATTTTTGGGCCTCATATCCACGCTCAAAAGATACATATGATGAATTTGGCTCTGAATATTCCTTTTTGGCTGATAATCCTCATTTGTGGTTTTTTTGATGCCAAAATTAAAAGCATTCTCCTGCAAAAATAAAATCGATCAATCTTGGTTCTTCTTTTTTGTTAATTAAGCAAATGATTTTATTATTTAATTTATCAATTAGCTCCATTTGTGAAGCCAACTTTAATCTTTGTTCATACAGTGTCTTATTTTTTTGCTTAATTAAAGTGGATAGGTTTTCAAGTACTACTTGCTGTTGTTCAATTGACTTATCTCGCTCTGCAAGAGTGGCTTCATGCCATCTCATCCAACTATCAAATTTTGACTTATGCCATTCTTCTCGTTTTTTAAGAATTGTTGTGTGAGTTTCGTGTCGTTTCACAAGATCTTCTATGCTACAATCACGATCCGGTATCCGTCTAAATTCTTTCACCAATCTATCTCCATTCTTCATTTTCGAATTACAACCTATTAATCTACAAAGCTGCATATAGAGTTTCTTCAATATCCTGTTACTCATGATCTTTCTTCTTTAAGCCTGTGAATTATGCTGTGAGTGTTTGTTGTTGTCTGTAGAATTATTCATACAAATTGCCCCATCCGATGTTGTAAACTTCTCCGTTAAAGAAATCGTACTTTTTCCTTGTTCTGTTATTAGAAGAGAAACACCATGAGATTTATTCTCATACATATGAAGAAACCAATCTAGCGTAACCCAAGGTGGACCTTTGGATTCAGACAATTGGATAATTATGTTCCAATATTTTGGAGAAATACTATTGCGATCGCGCATTTTACGTGCAGCTTCATAGCTACAACCGATTTCCTTTGCAAATTGACCTATAGATCCCCAAGACTCAATCAAATTTTTGACATAAAAATTATTAACCATGATCAAAATAGTACATTACGTACAATTTAAAATCAAGACAAAATAGTACACAATGAATGAAAAAAATAGTGGATAATGTACGAATGAGTTATTTGCCAAAAGATAGACTTAAAATAGCACGTAAAAATGCTGGGTATGCAACACCGAGCGAGGCTGCGCGCGCTATATCAGCTCTTAATCAAAATACTCTAATTAGTCATGAAAATGGAAATCGTCCTGTTTCTCGACAAAAAGCCGAACTCTATGGACAAGTATTTAACGTCGATCCGGGATGGATTTTATATGGTGAATCTCCTCAAGAAAATCCTAGTCTTAATATAAGTATTCCTCTTATTTCATGGATTAGTGCTGGAGAGTTAAGCGGGCAAGATGGGATAATGGATTTTTCAGATTATCCTATGACAGAAGCTGTTAATCTTCCTGCCGGTGAATGGATTGCATTGCGTGTGGATGGTGCGTCCATGAATAAAATTAGTCCTCCAGATTCCATAATACTTGTAAATATGCGAGACAAAAAGCTTGTACCTAATGCCTGCTATGTAATTGCAGATGAAACTGGGCAAGCTACATATAAGCGATATAGACCAAATGATAATCCTCCTTTTCAGCCTGCTTCGTACGATAAAACAATAAAAGCTCCAAAACTTGAAGGTGCCATTTCTATAATAGGTCGTGTACGACGCACTATTCTTGACATGTAAGTACAATTAAGATTCTCTATTTAAGTTATCAATTAGATGCCATCAGCAAGTCATAGCAGATTATTGATTCTACAATAAACTGCATGCTTATTGATTCTTAAATTAGTCGATGATTCGTCATTTTTTATTTTTTTTGAAAAAAATAGTACATTTTGTACTTGACTGTATTTCATTCATATTGTACTAATATATCCATAAATTAACACAAACAATTGCCAAGGGGCGTTAGGGAGGGGAAATCATGGAAAAGCCAATTCTTATTCATTCCGATGAAATTTTATTAGTTGTGTATGATGATGATCAACACATTGGTCAGTCAGGACCACTTGATGCAAGCCAAGTTCAAGCAATTATTGATGAGGCAGAGGATGCAACACAAATTCTTCGCGTGAATCCTTCTGAGAAGAGTTGTGAAGATATCTCTGAAGAGATCGCAGAAGCATATGTAGAAGAAAATATTGAACGCCTCGATGCGGATAGTGAAGTCCATTACTTTATACGTGAAAGTGATGCCTACAATAGACTTTTAGATGATTTAGCAAAAGAAAAATATAATGATGAGATTTACGGTACTTATGAAGAGCAAAATAAATTGCGTCTTAGTGATGTCATTTAAATTCTAAGGGCGCGTGTAAAAGCGCCTTCTTTAATCTATCAATCCCATCAATATGAGGTCCGTAATGGAAAAGCTTATTGCTATTCAACAAAATACAATCAAACAGGAAACTGTTCAAACTATGTCTAGCCGTGAAATTGCAGAGTTATGCGGTAAAAGACATGGCCATGTAATGCGAGATATTCGTAAACTATTTAGCGAACTTAAAATCGACCTGAGTAATTTTGCTGGATTATACAAAGATTCAACAGGTCGTACTCTTCCTTGTTACCATCTTCCTAAACGTGAAGCTCTTATTGTCATTTTAGGTTACAACACTGTATTACGCGCAAAAATCATAGATTATTGGAAAAAATTAGAAGAGCAAGCAGCTAATCCTCAAATCGATTTTTCAAGCCCTGAAATACGAGCAGCTATCATGATGCATCTTAAAAATAAAATTAAACAGACTGCATAGGAGTTCATCATGAACACTCTCATAGAGATTAAAGAACAAGTCATTGGTCAGGATATTGTTCAAACTGTTAATGCACGTGATCTACACGCATTCTTAGAGGCAAAACGTGATTTTTCCAATTGGATTAAAGATCGTATTAGCAAATACAATTTTATAGAAGGACAAGATTTTATAAAAACACAAGATTTGCGCTCGCCAAATTTGGCGAACGCAAAATCTAGGGCTGTTATGGCAATTAATTATTATCTCACACTCGATAGAGCAAAAGAACTTTCTATGCTTGAGAACAATCAGAAAGGGAGAGAAGCACGTTTATACTTTATCGAATGTGAAAAGCGTGTAAAGCAAGCAATAACACCACAAATCGACTATTCAAGTCCAAAAGCTATGATTGGCTTTTTGAATTACCTACAAGGTCAAATAGATCAAAAAGACACCATCATTGAAGATTTAACACCAAAAGCCATTGGCTCTTGAAAGCTTACAGCGCCATGATGGGCTCTTCGGTCTTACAGAAGCTGCTAAAATACTCGAGATGCAACCAAAACAATTCATTCAATTTTTACAGCAAAAAGGTTGGGTTTACAGACGTGCAGCAGGTGGAAATTTGCTTCCGTATCAAGACAAAATCCAAAAGCAACTGATGGATTGTCCAACCATCACGCTTCAAACCGCAAGTGGAATAGAAAAAGTCATTCCTTGCGCAAAAATCACCACAAAAGGCATTGGTGTGTTGTCTGAAGAAATCAAAAAACAAAGCATGCATTAAAAGGCAATAAGCATGGAAAAGAAATACGAACTGACTGATGAAACCACCGATATTGTAAGTTGCCATACATTGTACCGCATTCGTGCTTTAAGAGATTTTGATGATGTTAAGGCTGGCGACCTTGGGGGCTTTATAGAAAATGAAAGCAATCTCTCTCATGATGGCAATTGCTGGGTCTATGATAATGCTTGTGTTACTTGGGGTTCAAAAATTTATGACAATGCAAAAATTTATAATAACGCCCGAGTATATGGTGGTGGTCGCATTTTTGAAAACGCACAGATTTACGGAAATGCAATTGTTTATCCCAATGCAAGAATTTATGGCGACGCAAAAATTTACGGAGATTCAGAGATCTGCGGAGAAAGTCGTATCACAACAAACGAGAAAAAATAAATCATGTATAAATATGAAATTAAACCTACCTTATGTGCACAGTTAGTTGTGAGAAATACTCACAATCTAGGTGAACTTTGTATCACTATCTCTGGGTATAAAGACGAGCCTTATGTAGATACCATAATTTCTGAAGACATAATGCATGATTTTTTAGGTGAGGATAATTTTAAAACAATGATGTCATCAAATGGCTTATTGGGATTTACATATTCATATGAATGCATAGCATTTATGTGTACTGGATTTAAAATGGTCCCCCCCTATGCTAACAAAATCCTTATTTCACTTATGTATCATAACTTACGCGCACATACAGCAATATTACAAACTGATGACATCATACAGCCTATAAAATCCAAACTCTAACAACCAAACCAACTTTTAACAGATGCGTGATTCACGCCACGGGGGAATTGCGCTTCAATGGAGGAAATCAAGATGAGTGAACTCAGTATCACGCAAACTGAATTAGTGGAAAAAACAAAAGATTGTGCAATCAAAGCAACGGCTATGGATCGCATTTTAACCAGAGCTTTAGAAAACGATGTCGATATGGACCGTCTCGAGCGTCTGATCGCATTGCGGGAAAAGGAAATAGAACGACAAAACTATCAAAGCTTTGTTGCTGACCTTTCCGCTATGCAAAGGGAATATCAAAAAATACAAAAAAACGCTACAAATACCCATACCAATAGCCAATATGCTACGCTTGATCAGTACATTGATGCCATCAAGGAGACCCTTTCAAAATACCACTTTGCTTTGTTTTCTCGTATCAAGGAACAGAGTTCAGACAGCATAAGCGTAGAAATGACTTTGACGCATCCGTCTGGAAATAAAATAGCAACAGAAGGAAAATTTCCTCATGATACGAAAGGATGTAAATCAAACATACAAGCGGTTGGCTCTGCTATCACCTATGCACGCAGATATCTGTTAGGCATGCTTCTTAATGTTGTGAGTGCAGATGATGATACGGATGGGAACGTGCCTCTCACAAGTGCATTTCCGCAGCAGATCAGTGAGATCAGAACACTCATGGCACAAACCCAAACAGAAGAAACCAAGATACTTGCTTATGCCAAAGTCAACAATCTTGCCGATATGTCTGATGGACAGGCTCAAACGGTATTGCATCTTTTGAAAGATAAACGAAACAAACAAATAGCAAAAGCAGAGCAATCTCTCTCACAACAAGAACAGCAAACGGCGGTGTAACATGGAGCAAAGAACAGCAGAGTGGTTTCAAGCAAGATTAGGCAAAGTCACTGCTTCAAACATTTACAATGTGCTCAGTAAAACAGCCAAAGGAACACCTACTAGCAAATATGAGGAGTACAAAATCAAACTCATGACAGAGCGATTAACAGAGGAAATAAGCCAATCTTATCTAACACCAGCTATGCAATGGGGCATTGAGCATGAAGAGGATGCACTAAAAGAATATGCCATCATTTATGACACAGAGGTCATAAAATGTGGTTTCATTCAACATCCCACCATAGAAATGGCTGGAGCAAGCCCTGATGGATTGATTGGGGAGGAGGGTTTAGTTGAAGTCAAATGCCCACACTCCACCAAGCATCTACGCTTTTATATGGATGGCACTATCAAGCCTGAATATAAGGCACAAATGCAATTCCAAATGGCATGTACAGGACGTCAATGGTGTGATTTTGTCAGCTATGATCCGCATTTTGTAGGCAGATCCCTTCGTTTGCGCATGAAAATTAAACGTATCCACCGTGATGAGAAACAAATTGAACAGATCAATCAAGCAGTTGAGATATTCTTAGAGGAAATAGAGCAAGAGATGAAACACAGCCAAAGGAACACCTACTAGCAAATATGAGGAGTACAAAATCAAACTCATGACAGAGCGATTAACAGAGGAAATAAGCCAATCTTATCTAACACCAGCTATGCAATGGGGCATTGAGCATGAAGAGGATGCACTAAAAGAATATGCCATCATTTATGACACAGAGGTCATAAAATGTGGTTTCATTCAACATCCCACCATAGAAATGGCTGGAGCAAGCCCTGATGGATTGATTGGGGAGGAGGGTTTAGTTGAAGTCAAATGCCCACACTCCACCAAGCATCTACGCTTTTATATGGATGGCACTATCAAGCCTGAATATAAGGCACAAATGCAATTCCAAATGGCATGTACAGGACGTCAATGGTGTGATTTTGTCAGCTATGATCCGCATTTTGTAGGCAGATCCCTTCGTTTGCGCATGAAAATTAAACGTATCCACCGTGATGAGAAACAAATTGAACAGATCAATCAAGCAGTTGAGATATTCTTAGAGGAAATAGAGCAAGAGATGAAACAGATCTTGACACAAGCCGCTTGA